TGGTCCGAGTGACTGGATTCGAACCAGCGGCCTCTTGAACCCCATTCAATAAAAAATGCAGTAATTTCAACGGTTTTTCTTGCTTTTGAGTGTAATAAGAGTGTAACCGGTTTTATCTTGTATCGGATATCTTCCGCATAACGGAATCATACACGCTTCGCTTGACAAGCAATACCGTATCCATCAGCTCGTCCACGATCGGCCAGACTTTGGACGGGTCTTTTTCTGCGATGGCGCGCAGGAAGTCACTGTCTCCGTAGCTGCCTACCATCTGCGTGACCGCTGCCTGCGGAACTGCCGCCTGCACTGCAGGTGCATGGGCTCCGGAATAAGCGTGTACGCGCGAACTCCGGCTTCCCTGTTCGTCCTCCTGCATCTTGTCGCGTATCACGTAAAGATCTGCCAGTTTGGCATAATTGGGATAGCTGGATTCCTCGTATTCCAGCCGCGCTATCTCCTTGCGGATCTCGGCTTTATCCAGCATATCATATCCCCCTTATGCCCGCTCGATCTGCTCCATGCAGCGACGGATCGCTTCGCGGGTCTTGTCGTCGTCCGCGTCGCGCATCATATCCTCCAGCTGCGCATGCATGTGCTCGCGGGCGTCGGTGCGGCTGTAACGGCCCAGCGAATCCCGGCGTCGGCCACGGTAAGAGCTGCCCCGGCCGTAAGTACCGCGCATATCCGCTTCCCATTCGCCGTCGCGGGAATATCCGCCGTCCTCAAGCATCTCGATCTTGTAGGTGTTCTTGATGGAACTGGTCAGCTTCTGGATCGCGTCGAGGTCGCCCGCAGACATTTCGCGCTTGTCGGAGATTTCGTCAAGCTCTTTGCAGAGCATTTCGCGGAGATTTCTCAGATCGTACATATTGCATCCTCCTTTCACGATACGCGCTCGACGATCATATTGCTATTTGCAAAACTGATCGCCTGCGCGCTGGTGTTCTTCGCCGCTACAGTCAGGCAGCAGCCGCGCGGGACTTCCACGAATGTGGAAACGAAGATGTTGAAATAGTTCTCAACAGCCGCAGGGGTTACGGCCGCTGTGGCGCTGCTCAGAGGTTCGCCGTTGATTGCGAGCGCAGCGGTAATGGCGCCTACTGTTCCGCCTGTAGGGATAGCGATATTCGCGCCAAAGGATACGCGGAACTTCGCCTTGCATTGCTGCGTAAGCCCGCGCAGCGTAACGAGCCCGCTTCCTTCTCGATGTACGATGCACGGCTTTCCGCAAGCTGCCGTGGAGATCAGAGGGACGTTCTGCCCAGCGGCGACAGTTTGAATCCCGGATGATGTAAATTCAGCCATAAAATCATTCCTTTCAAAAAAAAATACAGCGGCGGGACGATTGCCCCGCCGCGTTGCTATCGAGTATCGGCAATGGGGGCCGACCATTTTCGTGAGGCCACGAAAAAGCTCTACGGTATGGAGTTGTTACGCCGCGCAGCCGCCGCAGCCGTAGTTGTATCCGCCGTTATAGCCGTTGCATCCTGCGTACTGGTACGGGGCCGGGACCGCGAAGGACGGAACCGGACGCGGGTTATAATATGCAAGCTGCCCGCTCACGTAGTTACGCAGATCGAGCGTCTGTGCGTTCTGGCTTGCCGCGAGGTTCGAAACGAAGAGCTGCTGCGCCTGCTCGGCGATCTTGGCATCCTTTGCAGCCAGCTCCTGCGCCGTCAGACGCTGGTCGATGCTGCGGAAGCCGCAGTTCATCGCGTCGATGATGTCGCGCGTGGTGTTCTGCACGGTGTTGCGGGTGTCGCACGCCTGCGTCGCCATGTCGTAGCGAACCTGAGCAATTGCCGCACGGTTTTCGCAGCAGCAATTCTGCGACTGCATCTGCATCTGGAACAACTGCTGCATAAGCGCGGCCTGCTGGTTGCAGCGGGAAAGCTCAGCCTGCGAGAAGCCGCTGGTCACGGCCTGCGTTACATTCGCGAAGCCGTTGAGCATGCCAGTGTTCATGGCGTAGAAGCCATCACAGACACCGTTGTTTACGCTGTCAAGCTTGCGCTCGATGTTGGAGAAGTCAGAGGCCAGCACATAGCCGTCTACAACGCCGCCGGAATTTCTGCCGTTGTTGCCGAATCCGTTTCCATTGCCGCCCCAGCCGCAGAAAATGGCAAGGAACAGGATGATGATCCACCAGCCATTATCACCGCCGAAGCCGCCCCAGCCGCCACCTGTCATGCCGGTAGGCGCGACGGGCATTGTCATGGTCGGGGAGCCGTCATTCAAACTCATATTTTTCATTCCTTTCGTAGATTCAAAAGATTTATCTCAATCGTGGCCACGATTTTGATCGTTCAACTGTTCGGAATTCCCGAACTATTGCAGCAGCTGCCGGAATTGCCCCGCCACCTGCTGCAGCTGATTCAACTGCTGCTGCGAGATTTTCCCGCTTTGCACAAGCTTTTCGACCTCTGCTTTTGGGTCACCCTGAAAGCTGTTCTGGAATTGCCGGAACTGCTGTATCATGTTCTGGAACTGCCCCATCGGGCCGGGCATCTGTCCGCCGCCGAGGGCCTGAAACAGGGGATTAGCCATCGCTTTCAGCCTCCTTTGCCTTTCTCGCCGGTCTGGCGCTGGGGGCCGTCAGCTTGGCTACCAGCTCCTCAAACTCACGGCGGGTCACATATTCCTCGCTCATGTCCCTTCGCGGCGCTGCGGGCGCTGGTGCGGCCTGTGCACGCTCTACGAGATCGTAGGTCGTCATGGCCGGTTTCCCGCTCGCGTCAGCCTTTTTCACGTACACGACAGGCGCATTCATATCCCAGAGCGTAACGGCGTTGTTAGGCGCGACAATAAAGTCGTTCGCCGCCTGCTCGTTCGGAACCCAGATGATCGACTGATTCTGCGGCTGCTGGGGCTGCGGTTGGTAGGCCGGTATCTGCGGCGCGGGCTGGTACTGCGGACACATCTGCATCTGCGGCTCCTGCATCTGCGGCATGGGCGGCTGATTGTAAATCGGTTGCTGATACACATACGGCTGCTGTCCAAACATCATGCTTCCTCCTTTGCCCAATAAAACAGTGGGATTTCACTCCCAGAATCCCATGTATCAAAATACGTCCCATCCTCCACGCACACAACGTGGCTTGATAACGCCAACACATACGCGCCGCGCGGATGATCTGCGCAGAAATCCGCGACGGTATAGCAGTCCGGGCACGTGTTCGGGATTACGTTCCGGGTAAAGCCCTGCTGCCGGAGGTAAGCGCTCCATACGCTGTTTGCGCTCGGCAGATCTCCCATGATGAGTCCTTGCAGGCACAATCCGATATACACCTCGTCCCAGCTCTTCCCGGTCGCCTTTGCGATGGCCCGGACGGTGCAGTCCCCGACTTTCAGCCCGGCGGGGTTTGGATTAAAATAAGAAAAGCCCATACCGAACACTCCTTTGATGTGTTCAGTATGGGCCTTTTTGCTGCTTCTTGTGCCTCAGTTGTGTATCAATTTGGTTCAAAATTTAAGCCCGCGGTTATTCCACGGGCTTGTTTTGCTGCATATATCCGTCGATCCACCCACGGATCAAGGCGCTGGGCGTTGTGCCGTTTGCTTTTGCGGCAGACTTAAAATCGTCAGCAAGGTCGCGCCGCATCTTGCAGCTTACCAGCGTCATGTTTGTGGCGTCCCACTTGTCGCGGGCGCGCTTTTGGGCCTCACTCGGCATCGGCGGCCTCCCAATTTGCGCGGCTACGCAGGATGTCAATCTCAAAAACATCCGCGTGTGCAGGAATCGACTCAAATTCCTGCGTGAGAAGGTTGAAGGCGTTTCCTCCATCATTCCAGCCCTCCGCCCCAACGGGCAGATAGAGCTTACTATCATCCGGCCCATTGAGTGTGAAAATGCCGTCATGCTTCAACGCGCCGCGGACTGTCCATTCTCCAGCGTATTTCATCTAGAAAAACCTCCCCTGTTCTCATCGCCACATGGCGACGCACTTCGCAAGCATACGTCCGCTTGCGCTGCGGATGCTCACCGTTCCCTTAATTGCGTCACCGTCCAAGCGCTCCGCATCTTCGATATAAACGTTCATAATAGTTTCATCCTGCGTGAACAGGAATCCGTCACCGGCTTCGGTTTCGGCCACCCGGATAAAATCCGGAAGTTCAACTTCGGCGTGGAGCCAAGTACCGGGGAAGTTTTCCTTCGCCTTCGCCTTAATGATGATTTTGTCCGGAACGTTCCGGAAATCAGAACGGATGCGGTAAAGATGTGCAATCATTTTTTATTCCTCCTCTAAATCTGCTCGCAGCTTATCAAACCAGGCTTCTTCCTCCGCCCAGCAGTGAGCCGCGTACTCTTCATAAGTTTCAAAGTCTCCGATAATGTATCGGATATTGGTAAGTCTGTAGCTTTCGAATGTATGGATATCCGCGAAACGGTCCGCAATCTTATGCCCTTGCAGGTTCTTGTCGTAAGGTTCGTCTCCTACTGGAGCCATAACCTTCGCCAGAATTTCCGTTTGTTCCTCATACCATGCGTTGCGTTCCTCCTGCGTCTCAAACCGCATCGGTTCCTGCGCGCGACCGGCGGCGCTTCCGGCCTTCATGATTCTGGTGATTTCCTCTACGTTTTCCATTGTTGTTTCCTCCTTCTCAGCCCAACGCGTCAATGAGCTTCGACGCGTTGGACTCCGTTACGATCAGCTCAAGCTTTTTTACAACATCGACGATTGTAATCTTGGAAGTGCGGGCTACGATTGCCGGGCGGTTTTTCGTGAACCATGCTTCGACGGACAGGCCTTCCGATTCCGCTCGCTTCTCTGCTGCGGCGTGCCATTCTTCACTCATGTTTTCGAGCCGGACTTTATCTTCCACCGCGAAGAATCTGGCGAGCTTTACGTGGCAGCCCGCAAGATCACGAGAGATGAATTCGTCGCGCAGGGCCTCTGCATAGGAAATCTGCTTTTCGGAAACGCCGCTGATCTTGGGAAGCGGATGCTCGGCACCGAAGTTCTCGGCAATGTACGCATTCAGTTTAGACGCCGCCTCTGCCTTTTTTGCTGCGGCATAGCAGGACGGGCAAACAGTAACGTGTTCCGCAGCCCATTCTGCATAGGAATCTGCGTCGCTGCGGTTTACGCAAGTGCGGACGTGTTCGAACGTGCCTCCGCAGATTTCGCATTTGCAAGTGATCTTCGCCTTTGCCATCGCTGTACCCTCCGTAGTTGGTTTTGTTTTGCTTCATCTTATGCACCTATTATATACCGTAATACCGTATATGTCAATAGTTTTTTCAAAAAATAAGCGCCGATTTCTCGGCGCTTATCTCAGTTATACAGTTTGCTGGATGTCCGCTGCATCTCCCGCATGATCTCCGGCAGGCGGCGCTGGACCGTGGCGCGGCCCAGAAACAGCTCTGTTGCAACATCTACCTGGGGAAGCTTATCCACAAAATAGAGCTGCGCGATCTTCTCATTTTCCCGGCCAAGATTGGCCTGATAGATCACGGCCTCCATATCCTTGCGGGTCAGGCGGCCCAGCTCTGGCGGCAGCTTGGCCCGCGCCTGCGGCGACATAGGCCCCGCCTCCTTACTTTTCCTTGTGATTCAGCACGGCGATATTGCCCTTGTTGCTGACTTCGAGATCCAGCGCGGCGGCCAGATCGCGCACCTTGACGTAGTTCGTGCCGTCTTTCAGGATGCGCTCAACGGCGACTTCCTTGCCGTCCACGATGATTTTGCTCTTTTCTACCATCTCAGTTTCCTCCTCTGCATTTTTTCCATCTTCGAGGGCCATCACGGTATGGCCCTCGCTTACCAGTACGTCGCCGCGCAGGAGATTGGCGTCCGTCGTCAGATACTTGCTTCCGGTCAGCAGCTCGAAATCGCCCGTCTCTGGCCAGTCGTGCAGCATACAGTAGGTGGTGCATGAATTCCCCTGCTTTTTGTAGAGTGCGGCGACGGCCTCGCAGCCTGCGGCCACGGCGCAGAGCGTCATGAGCGCGGAGCAATCCGTCTCCACTGGCTCTTCAATCTTGCTCACGTCCCACCGGACGGCCTTGGCGGCCTCGTATGCCGTGTTCCGGCCGGCCATGTCGTAGCCGATGTTCCGGTTCTTAATGGCCGCCTCGCACGTCTGCGCGGCCCGCTCGGCCTTTTTGCGGCTCTTGTAGCGCAGGACGCCGAGCCAGCGGCCATTGTACCAGTTGGAGATATTCAGCTCCCGCCCGGTCTGATTGCCGGGCTGCTGGTTGCGGCCTCCGGTTTCTCCAAGACTGGCCTGTCCGATCTTGATGCTCATGCCCGCTCACTCCCGTACAACTCGTGGTGCAGCTGCAGCACGGCGGCCTCGATCAGCTTGTCGATCGTTTCCACATCAAATTGAATGCCCTTCTCGGCGAGGAAGTTCACAACATACGCCTTTTTCGCCGCGCCGTCCGTCGCGGTGTACAGCTGCTCCGCCGCCTTGACGCCGATCTCGACGTAAGTGCGGATCGTTTGCAGCTTGTCCGCGTCGATCTTGGTTTTGAGCCACGGGATCAAAAATGCCGAGACGAGCGCGCTGATGAGCGCGATCACTGCCGAGATGATCTGTGTGTAGTCCATATGTATGCTCCTTTCAATCTTTCAGCACGATCTCTGCGATGCGTGCTGCCGCTTCCGGGCCGTATTTCTCGGCCCATTTATCCATGTACTTCTGCGCGTACTTCGCGCGGTTCTCATTTTTTGCCTTCCAGAGATAGAAGCCGCTGGAGGCCGTTGTTTCGGCCAGCACCGCAAGCGTGATCTCCGTCAGATCTGCGCCTGCTGCGCAGGCGATGATGAGCGCGATGCTGACGAGCGCGCTGCAAATCAGCCATTTCTTACTAAACTCCATTGCTATGCCCGCACTGCGCCTCCATCTGGTGCAGGAACTTTTTCACGTCGCCGTTCCCGCCGAGTGTGACGTATTTCTGCCCGGCAATCAGACGTTCAGCCATTGGCATTTCCTCGCTCATGATCGTGAGGCGGAGGATAGCCAAATACTGCTCATCCTGATGCTCCTGCATTTTCCCGAGCTTTTTGTCGATCTCGGCTAGATGCGCCTCCTGCGTCGTGGCCTTGCCTCGCTTTTTCTGAACCGCGCTGACGATGGCATTGACTACCGCCGTCAGCGCGGATGAGCCAAGCGCGGCGCAGGCGAGGGTGACGATGATGGTTTTGGTGTCCATTTTTCTGTACCTTTCTCTTTTATTTGCCGGGCTAATCGTCCGCCATTTTGATGTAAGTGGTGGTATCGCTGGAATAGCTGATCGTCGGCAGCGTCGTGCCGCCGAGGGCTGCGTAGAGGGCCGGGTATGCAGTCTGATCGAAGGTAGAGCCATCGCAGGCGTGCCACGGGGCAGCGAGGACGCGGACGGTCGTGAGGATATCGCCGACGTGATAATTCGGCTCCGAAAGCTTCCCAAATGCCTCATTTACCATCGGGTTCGCTGGTGCGTCGCCCGCTCGCCAGATCTTTGCAGCGCTCTGTGCCGTCAGCAGGTTCCCGGCCGTGAGCGGCGTCCCGGCCTCCAGCGGCTCGTCCTCCGGGCGAAGCCATTCATACCGCAGAAGGCTTCCCGCCGCGTCATACACCCCATACCGGACAGCGCCGTTTGCAAGATCATTTGTGCCGATTCTATCCCGCATGGCTATTCCTCCAGCGCCTTGATGTAGGCATTGCTTCTTGTGTCCGTCCCGATGGTAGGGATTTCTTTTCCCGCCGCGCTATAATCGCAGTACGCCAGCCCATTTGATGATATGTATGCCGCTCCCCCGTCCGGCGATAGTGCAATACTGTCGACGCCGCTCCCCAGTACGTCTCCATATACCGGGCCGGATGCTGGAGCGCTGATCGCAATGATCTTTTCCGTTCGACCAGCACTTTCAGATTCGCTTGCGGTTTCCGAAAGCACTAAAAGCCCGTTTTCGTATTTGCCGTTCGTATAGTTGTCGAGCGAGTCTCTATCGGTTTTGTAGGAAACTACCTTCCCGTTTTCCCATGTTGCACCGTAGTCCGCAGAATACCTGTATACCATATATCCGCTATACATCGTGGTTCCCGCACCAGAGAAAGCAGCGTTCACCAGTGCAAAAAAAGCAATTATATTTGCCCCACAATGGTAAGCTGACATCAAAGCGTGATAGGTGTACGTCGACGGCTGGTTGAAAGACGGAGTTAATTCTTTGATGTTTACGCTGCTGACTGCCTCCCACGTCGGGTTGATCAGGGTTTTTGCCTTTGAAGTCTCCAGTATGTCGCTGGTGCTACAGTTCAGCTTGTAAAAGCAGTCCTTTTCTTCGGCGTAAAATACAATTCCGCTGATAAAATCTGGGATGCTTACTATTTCCTTTGTTGTTTGGTTTACGTAGCTGGCACTTACTTGTCTTCCCGTGTAATTGTTATAGGCTCCGTATTTGCCTCTTACTACGTAGATATACAGAACGTTTGGCGTAATAAACATCTTCAGTCCAGAGCTTCCAGGCAGGCTGCCGCTTGCATATAGCGCAAACGGCGTATCAAGGCTACGCGTTGTGTACACTCCGTTTACCTCTGTGGAGTCTCCGGAAAAAACAGCGTAATAAGTGCCGTTTGCATACTGCACATCCGATACCAGCGAGAGTCCGGTCGGCATATCCGTCTGCTGCGTCCACGTCCCCAAATCGGGCGATGTCCAGAACTTTCTGTCGCACAGGCCGACCCATTCCCCATTCAGATACCACACAGCTACAGGCTGAATATTCGATGTCTTCAACGCCCACGGAAGCGGCGCGGCAGAGCTTCTGAGCACAGAAAACAATTTTGGATACTGCTCCTGCGATACAGTGCGCCCGTCGCACGGGAGCCATGCGTCGGACAGGTCTGTGCGGGACGTGATAGCGATGTCGCCGACTTTGGCCGTACCCTCCGAAAGCTTGCCGAGCGCGTCGTTCACGGTCGGGTCTTCCGGGCGAGTGGCGGCGTTTGGCCAGAGCTTGGCGGCAGTGGTATCGGATAGCAGATTCGCCTTGTTGAGAGGCGTGCCCTCGACGGTGGGCGCGTCCTCGCGCTTGAGGTATTCGTAGTGGTTGAGCGTGCCGTCGGCATTATAGACGCCGTAGCGGATCGCGCCGTTGGCTAAAACCTGTGTTGGCTGCCTATCTTTCATGTGAGTAATCCTCCTGCGGCGCACTCCGCCGCGCCGGTGTGGCGAAAAGATTTTGCAACGTTGATGATTAAGTCTTCGCAGAGCGCAAGAATGCGCTCGATATCATTCGCGCCGGTGTAGGTCAGGCGGGCCAGCTGCGGCGCGTCCGGCGTTTCGGCAGGATACGCAAGCGCGTCCCGGATGGATTGCACCTGCTTGCGGTATGCCTCGGCCTGTGATGCCGTTATAATGTCCGTTACGGCCCAATCGGTTTTTGCCGTCCACGTAATGCTCTTCCCGCAGATCGCGCCGAGGCGGCCCGCCAGATAGTTCAGGGCGGTTCCCACGCGATTGAGATCAGCGGCGTTGTACGCGCCCTTCATCCCGGCCAGCCATTCCGCTTGCTCGGCTGCCGTCATGGCCGCGAACCCCTTCGCCGCCAGCTCCCGCACCCGCTCCACGTCCGCCTGCGTCCGGTCGGTGACGAGGGTGACGATGATGGTCTTGGTGTCCATGGTGTTCTCCCTTATGTTTCCTCCCATATTCTCAAATTTACGCCTGTTCCTGCCAACCAGCCGGATATGCCACTGGTGAATATACATTCGCGTCAATCAAGCTAATGTAATGCTTTCCATTGAATGTCACCTTGTCGCCCTTTTTGTAGGCATTATGCGCACCAGTAGGCTGCACGAATTCCGGCCATTCATCTAGTGAAACGATCACAAACAGTGCCGGTGTAATATCAGGTGTCCAATCCGCTTGTGCAGTATGCGCCTGAACCACGCGATATAATACGCCATGATATTGCAGTCGTTCATCTACTGCATAAGCATGTCCTACTACCCACTGTGGGAATAGCTCTACTGCTTGCAGCGCATCCTCATCAGGTAAGCTGATCGACGCTTTTTCAATATACGGACGCAATGCTCTGGCTCTTTCTATGTACCTCATCAATCTGTCTCCCCAAGTAAAATTTTCGCTGCTGTTTCTGCATCTGTGAGTGGTAGCGCCGCACCCATTTCCTCATAGCTGCCCTCCGGCTCCGTACCTTTCAACGTGTAACCGGGGAGATGAAACGCCCTGTCAGAAAGCACCTGATGTTCAGTTCCTTCTTCATCCGTAATAGTCACAGCCATCTTCGCGCAAAATCCTTCTGCCTGATCTTCCTTACACGGGACATAACAACCGTTGCCGTGCAGTCGGATGGGCACAATACTGTCCGCATAACCTGCAAATGCGCCGTCTTGTTTTACTGCATACATGGTATCCCTCCAAATTTCTCTTGATAAATTTTCTCTAATCGCTCTGTGCTTGCGGTACGCAGCCGGTTTTTCCAGTACCCGTTTTCCTGCCCCGGCCATTTGTCATCCGCAAAATCTTCACCGCAGCCGTTTTTTTCATACCAGCGATAAAGGCGCTCAAGCATTTCCTGCCGCATCGCGCCCTCTGGTGTATTCTGCCTAAAATGCTCCCATCCGTTTTCGGATGTCGCAGCGCATATCCGCCTGCCATCTGCTGCAAACAGGAACCCTTCAATCTCCGATACCGCAGTTCCATATCGGAGATTAAATTCTCCATCGATGCCATTCCCGCGGAAACGCTTATACACGATATACTCCATGCGCTTTTCCCTCATACGCAAAAGCCGGGTGGGAAGCCGAAGGAAGCGCGCGCGGTGCGGTCTTCGACTGTCCCGTTGGTGTTCACATTCTCGAAACCGTCGGAGCTGCTCGCAAGCGGAGAACGGAGCCACCAACGAGCGGCGGTGCTCGTTCCGTTGTGCTTGTACTTTACCTTGCTGTTTCCAGCGGAATAATAGGCGTACTGCGCTTGCTTACTCGCCTCGTTCGAGTTTGCTCTCGAAATGCTCCCGAAAACCTCAAACTCCGAGAGGAGGAAAAAGTAATCCTTTGTCGCCGTGACCGCACTCGCGGATGTGCTATTATTTCCCGTATTGTCCGTGTACTTGGTAACGGACTTTAGGACTGCACGGAGCGCCGCCGGAATGACTGCGATAATCGTTCCGGAATAGCTCGAGAGGCTTGTCCCGCAAATATTTGTACGCATTTGCGAGCTCGCCCATCCGCCGGAGTTCGTTGCACTACTGTTCATAGAGAAATAGCCGGTTGTCGAAACGGGCGAGGTATAGTAACTGTCGCAGAAACACACGTCCGTACCGCCGGAGAGCGCCGTTTTGCCTAACTGGAAATGAATACGGTTTTCCCCTTCTAGGCTCGCATTATGGTTGAATCCAATGACAAATGCGTATATTGTGTAATTAGATAGTGTAAGATGTCCAACCGTGCCGTTTAGCGTTACCGCCTTTCGGTCGCCAATGCTCCAATAGTTCGCGCCCTGTCCCGCGTCGGATATATTTTTTATTGTTTCCCAAGTATTTTTATTCAGTGTCGGATATACAAAATTAAGCGACACCGCGTAGCTGTCCGTGATAGCTACGGCTTTTGTGTCAGATGTTTTCCCGTCCAGCGTAGCGGATACTCTCCATGTGCCGATCTCCGGAACGGTAAGCGTACAAACTCCGGTGCTGTCAGATGTTCCGGTTATCGTTTTGGAGCCGTTTGTCGCCGTGACCGTCGCACCGGCAGATACTGTTACGATCAGCTGCAGAGCGATTCCGGTCTGAATCGTACCGATTACTGCGGCAAGCCCTTCGATGGTCTGTGCCGCAGGGGCTGTGCCTCCTTTGGCCTCCACTGCGTCATACGCCGCGCCGACTGCCGTTATAATGCGGTCGATTTCTGTCTGTACGCTCATGTCTGTTCCTCCTTTAAATCGCGGCGAGGGCGTTTTCGATGTCGTCTGTCAGGCCGACTGTGCCGCCGGAGGTATAGCCTGCGGGAATGGCTACGCTGGTCTGCGTGAGGCCGTCGATGGTCTTTGCAATCGCGCCGTTGTTGGCCATGGTGCCCTCGACCTTGCTGCCGTCGGCCAGCACGATAAACTTTCCGTCCAGCACGTCAGCAGCTCCGGCAGTCACGCCGGAAACGTCCTTGTACTTGTCGGGGATCGCGCCGACCGTGACCTTGCCGAGGACTTTGCCCTTGGTGGGCGTAATGTCCTGTGCGGCCTCGGCGGGCGTGGCGGACTTGTTTTCCAGCACGACGGATACCTTGCCCGTGCCGGAGTGCTTACCGGCGGGAACAGTGTACTCCTGATTGTCGGTCGTCGCGTCCAGCACTTTCTCCACTGCACCGTTGTCCGGCATGGTGCCTGCCTGCGTTACGCCGTCGGCATCGATAAAGACTTTATTCGCCAGCACGTCGCCGGGCGCGGCCGTTGTCGCGGAGACGTCCTGATAGTTTTCCGGGATCGCGCCGACGGTCACGCCGGACAGGCCGTAATAGCCCTGATCTGGTGTGACGGACTGCTGCTCCTTCGTCGGCGTGACGGATTTGGCCTGCAGGTTGTAGTTGCCGCCGCCGGAGACGCCCTTGACCGTGCCGGAGCCGTTGTGATAGCCCGCGGGGATGGTGTAGGACTCGCCCTCCTTGACGTTGGCGTCAACCGCGCCCTGATTTTTGATGGCCGATGCCTTGTCGGCCAGCGCGTCGAGCTTGTCCGTGCTCGCGGCGAGGCCGAGGCCGACGAGCCATGTGCGCAGCTTGTTCCGCGCGGTCTGCAATCTGGTAATTTCGATTTGTGTGCTCATAAAATCACTCCTTTAGATTGTTGCCAGCAGGGCGTTGATGTTTCCTACCTCCGCAAACACAGCGGCGGAGGTGACAGGCTTAGTGTTGTCCTTTTCGACTGCGTCCGCCGTATCGACGGACAGGGTGTTCGTTTCCGCGTCCAGCTTGAGGCCGGGGCCGATGTTGTAGCCGCCGCCGGAGCCGCCGCCAGCACGCACGGAAACGTTAAAGGAAACGTCGATCGGATCGCGGTTCTTGAGTTCAAATTCAATGCCGCCCATCACAACACCGCCTTTGAAAGCGCGTGCGCAACGTCGATCTGCTTGATCTCCGAGCCAATCACGTCACCGCTCTTGAATTTCACGCGCACCTGCATCTGGCATAGCTTCGGGAGCCGAAAGGTCTCCTGCTGGGTGAGGGGAAACAGAAACTTTCCGTCCTCGTATCCGATCTCTCCCGGATAGCTCTTTTGCAGATAAAGCAGAGAAATCTCCACCTTTTCAACGCTTGCAATGTCCAGCGGCTGCCCTTTATTCTTGATGGTAACACTAAGGTTATACGAATCTCCCTGTACCAAATGCCGCACCTCCGTTCTATGTGCCGATAATCTTGCATTCTGCCGCCGCGATTCCGCTGAGGCGAATGTCCATACTGGTGATCGTTCCGGTGATCTTCGTGCCCCACGGCGTTGTGGTCTGCACGTAATCGCCCGGGGCTTCCTTGTCCACGATAATTTTGACACTGTGCGTCTGACGGCGCATATAGTAGTCAAAGACGTGCTGCGCGACGGCGGCAACGTTGTCGCTGTTGACCAGCGTAGCGTCGCGCACCTCGATGACGTTCGGCTTGGTCTGCGTGGTGGCGTTCGGATTGGTCTTGGACGTGACCGACGTCGTGTGATAGTAGGTCGTACCGCCGACCTCCACGCTCTCTCCGCTTCCGGACGTCGAATAGTTGTGTGCCGTCACGCGGATCTCCGTGACCGCTGCCGCCGTTTCAACGCTGCCGCCCGTGTATGTCCGGTCAAGTGGGATCGTGGCAGGAGAGGCCGCTGTGAGCCTCCGGACGCGCACGCCGCGCGACGCGCTTGTATCGATGGTCGCGCGCAGGGCAAAGACGATCTGCTGAAGCGCCTCGCGCTTGGTACAGTCCGGGATATAGCCCGTTGCTGTCTCGTTCTCCAGCGCCGCGTCAAAATCCAGCGTGAAATGCGTGCCAAGGATCGAGCTTATCAGCTCTTTTGCGTTTTTCTCGCTATAGATTGCCGCCGCAAAAGGCTCATCGTCCAGAATGCCGAGTGCATCCTGGCAGGAGACATCATAGAGCCGGGCGCTCGACCGGGACGAGCTCTTGATGTAAAAGACGCCGATCAGCTTTGCGCCGTCGTATGCGCTGACGGGCTGCTTCTCTTGGAAGATGAAATCGATATCGTCCGAATTGTCAAGCGTGAAATCCAGCGTGTTGATCTCCACATCGTCAGATATCACGCTGATCCCCTCCGTGACGTTGACGCTGCGCAGATCCTCCCGCTCGAATTCCCGGACGATGCCGAAGAAGATCTGTCTGAGTTTCGCGTACCGGTACGGCAGGCTCGTCTTTTTCAGCTCGATCACGAGTTTGTTGTATCCGGAGACAGGCTTTGCGCAGAAATACTTCTGGCCGTCCGGCGTGAAGTCCTGCGACGCGACGGTTGTCTCGCCGTTGTACCACGTCATGGTCAGGGCGCTGCAATAGTCGCCGGTGCCACCGTCAAAATAGAGGTAAATGCCGGAGCTTGCGAACGTGCCGTCCAGCGTGATGGTCAGCGTCGGGTTTGCGTCGAAGGTGCAGTCTGCTTTGCTCGGCTTGGCAGACCAGAAAGCCGCCCGCTCGGTCGTGAGGATTGGGCGGGAGCCGTCCAGCACCCACTGGTTCAGCTCGTTTGTTGCGACGATCACCGACTCTGTGCCATACGGCAGTTCCGGAAGGTCGGAGAAGGGCTGCGCAGCGGTGCTTGCAACGCTTGCCGCCGCTGCTGCGCCTACCGCTACGTCCTCATAGATCACGCGTACACTCATACCGGCGTCCTCTTGGGCTTCATGGCGACAAAATTGATCGTCAGATTGCCCCAATCATTGCGCCCGTCGTATCTCCCGGCGAGCTCATCGTCGCCGTTTGCTACATAGGCGTCAAAGGTCATAGTCCCCTGCGCATATGGGACGGTCAGCACGTGGCTGTCGACCGGGGCAGAAATGCTCTCATAAAAATCATCGTATTCCTCCGGGTCTGACGATACAGGATCAATTTCAAGGCTGTAGTTGTAATACGTGCCGATAATATCACGGGTCATCGCGCCGGTCATAACGCGCCCGGCATTGTCGCCGTCTAGGACGGAGAACGACCGCTTGCAGCTTACGACGTGCAGATTGTAATACGCCTTGCCATCAAGGCTCAGTGCGCTTCTCATGTCTTCACCCCCGCCAGCTTCACGCCGACGCGCTGCGTCTCTTCGTTGTTCAGCTGATAGATCGTGCGGCCAAGCTCACGCCGGTCAAGCTGGAAGATAACCGTCATTTGTCTGCTTCCCGCTACGCCGGTCTCGGTCATGGCCTGTTTGAATGCCTGCACCATCGTGGAAAGCGGCGTCTCGATGTTCGTCCCGCTCTTCTGGTCGCCGAGGACGGCCATGAATTCCCGGTTCGGCGGGATGACCGCGCCGGAGGCGAGACGAGGGAGCTGGACGCGCGACACTGGCGGAATGTTGATTCCAATGGTTTTCCCGCCAATCAGCGGTACACCATCCGGAATCTCGAAATGAATTTTATTCAGCGCCGAAAGCAGTAGGTTGATGCCGTCGATGATGAAGTTAATTCCGCCCTCTATTGTGCCGATTACGAGATTCCAGACGCCTTTCAGAATGTCAAGGACGCCGTTCCACGCTTTCTTCCAATCTCCGGTGAATACGCCGGTCAGGAAGGTGATCAGGCCTTTCAGAATTTTTTTCCACGCCTCGTACTGATCGGAAAACGTTTTCCCAATTGTCTCAAATATTGCGGCGAGTGCCGGATTTTTTTGCTTTAACCAATCGACAAACGCGCTCCATGCGTCCCTGATGGAATTTACGACGGCGTTCCACGTCTGTTTCAGCCCGCTCCATATCTGCTTTGCGCCCTCTAACGCTAGATTCATGTCGCCGGTAAAGATGCCCTTGAAAAACTTTCCGAATCCGGACACAACATCTTTCAGGCCGTTGATCAGCTCCTCGCCATGCCCTGTAAAAGAGACAAGTGCGACAAGGATCGATGCAATTGCGGCGATCAGCAGCGGAATCCAGCTGCCCGTAAGGATGCTGATCCCGATACCGGCGGCAAGCAGTCCGGCGATGATGGTCAGAGTGTTTTCCAGCGTAAATCCGTTTTCGATCACATCTTTGATCCCGACGACTAACATCGCAAGGCCACCTACCACTAGGGCGATTGCCGCAGCGGTCGGCCCAAACGCAAGGGCGAGTCCACCCGCAAGCGCCGCAAGACCGCCGAGCATACCGAGGAAGTTTGTCATGTCGATTCCGTTGTTCCACGCATCCAGCCAGAAATAGACGAGCGCGAACGCGCCAGCCGCAGCGAGCGCGATGCCGCCGACCTTGCCGAGGTCGTCGGTAAACATACTGGCGATCTTCCACGCAAGGAGCCCTGCGGCGATTGCCCCGACAATGCCAAGAATGTCGTTCAGTTTGTCTTCGGCAAGATCCAGATTGGAGAAATCCGGCGTGATCCCGCTCGAAGCGCCTGCTCCGCTCGTCCCGCCGCCGCCGGACGCCTGATTACTGGTGATCTGGTTGATTTCATCAAAGCCCGCCATGCTTTTGCTTGCGTCTTCTGCGGCAGCGCCCACCCCTTCAAGGGCTTCTTTTTCGGCATTCAGGCCCTTTGCTGCTGAAACCTGCGCGCCCCAGCTCTTTCCGGATAGCATACCGAAAAACTTCGCGATTGCCGTCACGACTTGTGCCAGAATGTTGACCAGCTTCACAAAAACCGGAATCACGACTTCTAGGATCGGCTGCGCAAGCGTCAAAAGGGCTGCTTTCAGGCGTGCAATAGACGCGCGTGCCGCCTCATTCTGCATGATCGTCTGGCTAAGCCAGCTGCGCAGCTGCGAAAGGCCGCGGGACAGGACGGTAAAGATCAGCGCGCTCCTTAGTACCCCGCTTAATCTTCTTCCGAATTTGTTCATGCTCTTTTCGACGCTTGCCGATACTTCCGCCATTTTAGCCGAGGCTCCGCTTGCATTTGTGATCTGCTGCACCAGCTCTCCGGCTTTGGTCTTTGCAGCGTCAAGCGCAGCGGTCTGGTTTATCACCTTGTCGGTGATCTTTGCATATTGACTCCCGAGCTTTTCCGCCGTTTTGTTTTGCTGCACCAGCAGCTGTTCCTGCTCTTTGATTTGTGCAGCAACCTCCGCCTGTCGAGAATAAGCGTCTATGTACTCCGCTGGATTAGCCGAAGCGTTTCCGGACGTGATGCCCTTTAGGCGGTCAGCCTCCGATCGGAGCGATTTCAGCGCGTCTTCCGTCTGCTTTGCGGCCTGAAGCGCTGCGTCGAGTTCCTTTTTTATCCCGCTCTGCGTGCCGGTGTCCTCGTTTAGCTTGGCTTCCATCTTGTCGATTTTCGCGGACAGCGTATCAAGCTCCTTCTGCGCCTTTTTTGCGTCCGCGTCGACGGTGACCACAATTTTCCCATCTGCCATATTTTCACCACCTTTTCGGTTGATTTTTGTTATTATTTGTGTTATCTTCCAAGTAAGGAGGGAAGAAATATGAGTGATTGCATTATCCAAATCAGCCGGGACAATTCTTTTTACGGTTCTGGCCTGACCGTCGGCGTTGCATTAGATGGCTGTGATGTCGGCACGCTGAAAAACGGTGAAGAACTTCGAGCTGTGGCCGCTCCGGGCCAGCACGAACTTTCTTTTTACCGGTATCGCCGTCTGGATAAAACCATATCCTTTACCATTGCCGAAGGGCAACAGAATGCGTTTTTTACCATCAAGATTAACGCCTCGAACCGCGTTGACGTTGTTGGCGGGCTAAAAACCAAAAAGCAGGCGAAACGCCCCAGCGGCTGCCTGACGGCTTTAATCGTATTCCTCTGTCTTTTCGTCTTTATTGGCGCGGCCTTTGCTTCCTGCGGATCGTCCTCCAAGCCGGAAAAGGTCGGAACCTCAGTTTCTTCTTCGCAGCAGCCGCCGCAGCAATCCGATTCCGGGCCTGAAACATTTGGCGTTGGGGACCAGGTCGTTCTAGACGGCGTGGCGGTCACGTTGCTCAGTGTTACCGAGAATTCCGGCCAAAATTACGTCTCGCCGGATGATGGAAAGGTCTTTGTTCTGTGCGAATTCGAGATCGAAAACAATTCATCCCGCGATATTGCGTCCAGCACCATGCTTTCATTCGAAAGCTACATTGATGGCTATACAACCAGCCTCAGCCTCACCGCCATGATGAGTTCCGACGAGCCGCAGCTTGACGGCACGATTGCCGCCGGGAAGAAAATGAAAGGTGTCGTCGGATATGAAGCGCCGCAGGATTGGAGTGAGATCGAGATTCGATTCTCTCCAAGCTTCTGGGGTAGCGAAATCGTTTTCGAGTATAAAAAATAAGTTTTTCCTGCTGCCGCCCCTTAACCGGGGCGGCTGTTTTTTGTCCCGACTCCCCATACGGCAAGCAGGTCGGCTTCGGCCTCCGAGTATGTTGTCTTCAGATCGACGATATCCCGGTTGCGCCGGTAGAAATCCCTCTCCTGTTTGTCGAGACTCTTCCCTCTGGCCTTTTTATCGCGGATAGAAACCACCTGTGCATACAGGCAATCTCCGATTTCTTGATAGTACGATAGAAACGAATACCAATGCAGGTATTCCAGCGCCCTGACCTCGCAGCCCGCGATTCGGTTGATAGGCGCAATATAGAGATCAAAGTCCTGCGCCCATGACATGATCTCTGGCTGCTTTCTCTTCTCTCGATTCTCCTGCCCGTGGTCGATGAAGCGGAAGCACTGGTTCAGGGCTTCCTGATAGTCGCTGACGGGCATTTCTTCGAAGTCGGGATAGAAGATGGTCAGCGCCGCTTCCGCCTTGTCCCGCTCGTCCAGTTCCCTGTCTGTCAGGGCTTCGAGGATATCGAGGATTGCGCGGTAATCAGATTGGATCGGATACGTTGTGCCGTTCACGTCGACCGTGGTCGGCAGCGCCCAGATCACTTTTTCCATCTTGCTGTGTATTTCTCAATCCTCGGGTTGGTCTTCTTCTGCTCTGCCGCAAAGCTCGTGTCGATCTGATCGATCACGGCCAGCATGAGGTTGCACCATACTGGCAGGCCGTCTGCCAGCGCGTAGACGTTCATGGTGCCGAAAAGCGCCGTGCATACGGGCTTTGCAAACAGGTTGTCGATCATGTCCCGCATTTCCGCGTCGCGGTGGCGGGCAATGGCGAAAATCTCCTTCTTGTCCGCGCAGTGGTCGACTTCGGCCTTATACGCCTCCTGCTTCCTGTCCAGCTCGTCAAAGGTGTTGAAGATCTGTTCGACAAATGCGCTGTCGGTCGGGTTGAAGGAGACTTCCGCCGCGTCGTTCAGCTTGAACGATACGATACCGGTTTCAAATTTGATTTCAGGCATTGCGATTCCTCCTTACGCTGCGTCTGGCGTGAAGGTAATAGCCCCGTTGGCGCCAACCGCCGCCGTGCCGGTCGTGCGTTTGCCGCCGAGCGTCACGTCGATGGGCATACCTACCGAGCCGCCGCCCTCGCCGCCGAGGCTGGACGGCTTGACCATAGACGCGTCGTAGCGCTCCGCGAAGACTGCCGTCTTGGCCGTTCCTGCATAATGATGGACGATCAGCACGTCCTGATTCGCCAGCGCAGCTGCGTTCTGCTGCTTGACCGCCAGATCCCAGATCTTCTTCAACGCCGCATCGCCCGCGTCAAGGTCGCACGGGTCAAAGCTCTGCGTGATAATCGGTTTCTTCATGGTGGTTCTGGTCGTTCCAAGGATATCCTTGCTGGAATCCTCCTGCCAGTCATACTCCATGCTGGAGTCTGTGACGCGAGTGCCGAACGGCGCCCAGGCGGGCGTTGAGGACTCGCCGGTGTTCAGATATGCAATCAGCAGCTCCCGGTCGATGGTCTGACCGGCCGTGGTATTAAAAGTAACTTCTGCCATAGTTAAATCACCTCATATGTCAGTTTCATTAGAATTTGATGATCCTCTGTGCCGTCCTCATACCGGGCGAACAGGGCCGAGCGGCTGACAGCTTCCATGCGCCGGACGCGCATCCCGTCGCCCAAATCCGGCGGGTTCTGCATGGCCCAATCCCCGAAGCGGTTCAGCATGGCGTCGCATTTCAGGCGCTTGTCGTTGCTGTTTCCGGGCTTGATGCGGGCGATGATCTTGAATTGATATTCCGCCTCGTGCCCTCCGAGGATGAATTTTCGTGTGATGTACGCGCCCTGAATGGTGGACAGGGCCATACTCGCCGAGTCGGCGGCGAGGAATTCATAATTAATCGTTGCGGCCGGTATGTCGTCGTCCGAGAAGGAATTTGCCCAGATCATCATCTTTCGGGAGATATCCTGTTCTTCCTCCGCAGATACCAGCCTTTTTTGCTTTTCAGCGTCCATTCTTCACCGCCTTGTCCGCTACACGAAGCCATTTATCAAGATTTTCAGCCTTTGACGCCTCGAACCAATGCGATTGCGCCTGATTGTGTCCTGACGTGTTGAACACAAGATTTTTGTCGGTCAGTACCTTTGTCCCGCCTTTCGGCGCGTAGGTGCTTCCGGTCTCCGGGTCTACCATGACTTTCCCGTAGTACAGGAACCTTGCGTATGGGCCGGGATAGATGATCGCATTCCCTTCCACCTGTGTTCTGCGGTCGAGGGAACCGGTCAAGAATGGCACATACGGGGCTGTGTCCTTTCTTGCCTGAAGCGCGACAATATGCTCCGCTTTGGTACACGCCTGCGCGATTGCCTCATGCAATTCATCAAAGCCGTCTGCCTTTACGCTGAATTTCAGCATATTAGGCCCCTCCGACTTCGAAGTGTCTCATGTCCTGGCTTCCGAAGTCCTTCATATCGACCTTTGTGACCTTGTAAACGTCGTCATAGAGCATTTCAAGCGCCTGCTCGGTCTTGTCCGGCTCCACGACTTCACCCTTGATAAAGAATGTCGTTCCGCCGTTGCCGTCCGTGGAGAGCGTCCAGATTCCGCTTTTATCAGTTGCACGCCAGAATTCTTGCGGGCCGACGTAGCGCTTTTCTGCGCCCGTCACGCCGTCTACAGCAACCGTAGAGAACGGAATGTACAGATTCACCGCATCCGCGCCCTCAAGCCCGCTCTGGCGGACGTTGGCCGCCTTGGAGGCTTCCAGCAGAACGCCGCGCAGGACGGTGATGTAGGTTTTCTCCACGTCCTTGAATGTCGCCGGGTCTGTCTCCTGCGAGACGTTGTAGATGGTTACGGTGTGGGGGAACATGGACACGGCCCATACCCCCTTGCTTTGAGTAATCCGGTCGGCCCGAGGTACGCCAGCACGATCTCACGGCGGCGCGTCTCTGTCCGCTGTATATCTGCCTGGGACAGATTTCGTGAACCAAAGCTTCGCGACCAGCCGCCGACCGTCTCGCTTGATACGGGCCTGTCGGTCGTGTAGACGAGGCTGTCCAGCTTCCCAGCGTCCTGCTCCAGCTCGGCCAGCGCACAGACGCAGTTCTGGACGGCTTCGAGCTTGTCCCCGGCGGCGGAGCGCGCGCGGCTCATGGTGATGTAGTCGACGTAAGCCGATGCCTTGCGGGCGAGGCCGCAAAATTGCTCTTCATCCATCGCCGTCCCGCGGTACACAGTCGCGTAATACTCATAATCAGCGTAGATCATGCTGCGCCCTCCTTCCGGTCAGCCTCCGCGCCCGTCATGCAGGCGCGGAGGCTCGAATTTACTTGCTTACGTCCGCGCCGATGAACAGGCCGTAAGGATCGGGCACGACCGGGATAAACAGGCCGCTTGCCTTCGTCCAGGTGGTCTTCGGGTCAGGCGTTTCCCACTGGGTGATCGTGATATACTGCTGCGCGCTCTTGTCGGTGTACGGGCCATAGCCCTTTTCTTCCGGCGTCACGCCCCACAGGCCAACGCCGAAGGAATTGGCCGTGCCGTTGGACAGGAACGCAACCTTGTCCTCCGGGAAGAATCGATGCGTCTTTTCCGCGCCGTTTGCGGCCTGCGCCTTATAGCGCTGGTCGTTGGTCGTGATCTGGCCGAAGCCGAACAGCTCGGTAAAGAGGCTGCGCAGCTTCTCGGTGGTGACGTATGTACCAGCGCCGACCGTACCGTATACGAGGGTCTGAATGCCCTTGTTGGACGCGAGTTTGCGCAGGATCTTCGTACCGACGACCATTTCGCTCAGGGCGTGGCCGGAGGCCGCCGCCTGATCCGCGATGGCCTGAAGCTGGCCGACGATATCAGCATCTGCGCCGAAGTCGATCTTGAAGCCGGTGTTTGCGGACGGAACGCCGTAATCGACGGTCATGTTGAGATTGTTTTCCTTGATGGTCATCTTGCCGGTCGCGATGACTTCCATCTTTGCAACTTCGGTTCTGACCTTGACCGCATCGGCCATCAGGCGCATATCGTCGAAGACATAGCTCACGATTGCGTTGTCGGCATATACGCCGTTTTCGTTGAGCAGCTGCACCCGCTCGGACTGGTTGATCTTGCGCTTGATAAACAGCTTCTCAACCTCTGTCTTTTCGAGCGCGGGGCGCGTGGCGATCTCGGCCTCGGTGTCAAAGGCGTGGACGGTCGCCATCGTGGGGATCTGTGCGCCGTTTGCGAGGCGCAGGTACTCGGCTTTCAGGCTTTCGGTCTTCTGGTCCGGGAACAGCCGGTCGCCGAGGTACGCCGGGCGTGCGACGGAAATGTTCTGCGAGAAATCCAGACGGTCAGCGTCGGAAATCAGTTCAAGAATGTCAGGCATGGTGTTTTTCCTCCTTCTTTAGGCCGTAGTCCACACGGGGTACAGGGTCACATTGCCGGTCATTTCGACCTTGGAAACAGCTTCGCCGCCCTTAGACGTGCTCCAGCCGGTCTGGGTGTTGCCGCTCTTGGTCAGCGGGTATTCGGTCGAGACGTCGGCATAGGAGCCCTCTGTGTAGACGTTCTCGTCGACGGGCGGCGTTCCGCTGCCGTCGTTTTTGTCGTAGGTCACGGTATAGCCGCGCGTGATCTCCGGCGCGTCAACAAACGTGAATCCCTTGCCGGACAGCGCGGTCTTGGCTGCGGATGCAAGCGACAGGCGGTCTGCCAGCACACGGCCCGCGACCATCACGGAGCCGGGCATATTGCCGTCCGTCACGTCGATGTCCTCAAATACGAGGCCTACGGCGTTCGAATTGTCGGACGGGAACGGCGTACCGGCCTTTACGATCTTGTACTTGCCGTCCTGCACGCCCATCGACGCGGGGATTTCACGGGTTTTCAGGACGAGGCCGACTTCGCTTTCGAGGAAATTCGGCCTGACTTCTGCTTTTGTGTTTACAACGATAGACATTTTTCAAATCACTCCTTGTTTGGTGTCTGCGCAAACTGCGCGTTGAACTGCTGCGCGTACATTGCGCCCTTGCTCTTTGCCGCCGGTGCGCCGCCCTGGCCGACGGGCTTGACAAATGTGGGCGCAGGCTTGCCGGACTGGAACGCGGTCGGGTCTGCTTCGAGCTGGGCCTTGTGCCACTCGTCGAAGCCGGTCAGCTCGCCGTCTTTCAGTTCAAGGTGCTTCTCCTTGAGGTCTGCAAGGTAGGCTTTCTCTGCGGCTTTGGAAGAGAACTTGACGCCCTTGGCCGTGATCGCGCGGGTCATGGCGTCGGCGTAGTCGCGGCTTGCGAGCTGCGCCTTGTAATCCTCGGTTTCCTTGGTGTACCGGCCCTGAAGGTCTTCGAGCTGCTTGCGGAAATTCTCAGCGTCTCCGCTGGACTTCCGCAGGTCTTCGATATCCTTGTCGCGGTCGGTCAGCTGCTGCCGGGCGGCATTCAGGTCTTCTCTGGCCTGATCCGCTTTCTGCTTCTCCCGTCCAATGTCCCGGCTGTTCTCGTCAAGGATCTTGTCGACGGTATCCTTATCAAGCCCCAGCCCTTCCAAAAAATCTCGCTTCATAGGTTCTCCTTCACAGCTTCGCTTTGTTCTCGCGGGTCGCGTCCGCTGCTGCCCCGTAGTTTAGCGACTTCGGGCCGGTCAAGATTTGATAAAACAAAAAGAGCAACTACTAAGAAAACCTCAGTAGTTGGCTCATCGTGCCATTCCGCGCGCTCGATTGCGCTGCGGTATCTGTATTATTTTTTCAGCTCTTCCGCCTTGATGATCTGCGCCTTGACTGTCCCATCCTTCATGCGTTTCAGTTGGACGCGGAATCCGGCGGCAAGCGCCCGCTCGATGGCGGCTTTCAGTTTTTCGTCGATCATACGGCGTTCCTCACGGGATCAGGTCTACAATGCCCTTCGCGGCATTATAGATCCGCTTCATGATCGCGTTCTCCTGCAAGTATTCAAGCCCCTGCAGCGTGATCTGAATCCGGCGCTCATTCCTCAGGTGCATTTCGCCCGTGACGTCGGTATAAAGCTCCGCGCCCTTGATAAGCCCCGCGTCCTGAAGCATTTCCAGATACCTGTAGAGACGTTCTCCGGACACCTGCATGGAGTCCAGGCCGAAGCTCTCCACGCTGAACGCCGGAAGATCCATCGCGCGTTCCAGCGCAGACAGCATTTTATAAATCGCTTTGAAGTTGTCCATTTGAATTTCCCCCCTTGCATTTTTTGTGAGAGTGTGGTATAGAATAGATAAGAGCCGGTCGCTGTCCACGACCCCTTCCCAGAAGGGCGAGATGGTGTGTCGGCTTCTTTTTTTATTTTCTTTTTACGATTCTCTGCACTTTTCCATTTCGGATTTCAATGATCTCATCAACCCACTCAGTATCCTTTCTGGCAAATATTTTTTCAATTTGCGCATCTATTGTTTTTTCGTCAAGCGTGGTCTTGGTGACATCCAGAATAAACCGCTGCCCCTGCTTGGCTGCCTTTTTCACACGATTGAAAATCGTATTTCCCCCGGCTTTTTCTCCGAGCGTTTTCAGGTCATACGCTTCCCCTCGGAAAATATAGTCCGGTGTGGACACCCCCTGCGGATTATTGACACGCGGAACTAGCCCAATTTCGCCGCCGAATTCCTTTTCAAGGAGTCCGGCAATTTCTTTTTCGTGCTCTGTGTGGTCAAGCACGACATTATGCCCGTCGACCTTGTATGTAACGCCTTTTGCAGTATACTCCTGCAAGTCCTGTACAGTGTGGCTGTTCGGAGTGGCCTCCGCGCGCCACTTTTCCGTTACGTCGGTGTATCTCGGCTGAAAGCCGGCGCTTTCTGCTGGTTCTGTGTTGGTCGGAGGTTCCACCCGCTCAACCGTTTTCGCTTTGCTGGCCGCAGCCTCGGATTTTGCGTCTGTATACAGAACCTTTGTCCGCTCCGGCTGCTCTGGCAGTCCTGCTGCCTTGCTGAAATCATGGTATTTCGTGTTCAGGCGGCGCAGCTTGGCTGCTGCGGCGGTCTCCTTGTCCTTTTGTCCGGATGCTTTATAGGCGTTTTTCAAACGCTTCTGTTTGCGAATCGACCGTTCGAGCCGTCTTTGCATTTGGGTCGCTTCGTATGCGGTATATTTCTTCCCGTCAAACTCGCAGCCGAGACCATCATCAATGTGTTCCAGCTGCTCCTCGGAATAGGTTGGCTCCATGACGCCCGGGATATAGGCGTGCTTATAGTGTCGGCAATTTGCGCCGGTCAAGCCGTCTACATAGCCGTAGCCGGTCGTCTCCACGAGATCCTTGTACTGCCCAAGCGGGTCAGGCTCTCCGTTTTCGCTTTTATAATAAATTTTCCCTTGCCAATCCTTGTGGCTCGACCACGGGGACGGGCCGGGCTTGTCTCGTGCGCCGGAGTGGGCTGTGATCTCAAAATACCGGGTATCCAGATATTCCGCCGACTGGTCGGAATACTTGTCGCAGATTTGCGCCACGCCCGTCATAACGGCCCGGCGGGCGGCCACGTCGATTTGATCTGTGTGTCCGCTCTCATAGTCTACGACTTTGATTCCGCTTTCTGCCAGCTGCTTGACGGCGTTGGCAATCGCCTGATTATAGCTGATCGCCCCGCTCTGAATTTGCAGCGTTGACGAATTTAGGGCCCACTGATATGCTTGCGCAGGCGGAAGCATTCTCTGGCCATTGTCCACTAAAAACCCCAAAGATTGCGTCAGATTTCGGAATTCTCCGAGCGTCTGCCTGCGGATCGCGTCGATATCGGAGGCGTCTACCAGCCGGTCAGGCTTCGTCACATCGGCCAGCGTAATAAGGTCGTTGTAATATCGCCGGTTGCGCTCCACAACATCGTCGAGCAGCTTGTTCAGTTTTTCTTCGCTGACGTCCGCTGTCTTCTGGATGGCCCTTTTGATCTTCTTGAGATCAATGCCGTGCGACCGCAGCGCCCGGATATCCTGAACCGTTACTTCGTTGAGCTGATCGGCAATTTTAAGCCGGGAACAGACTTCATCCAGCAGCGTATCTTCCAGCGCACGGAACAGCTCCGCGAGTTCTTCCGGGAGGGCGTCGAGCAGCTCCGGACTGAACGGATACTTGACCTTTCTCATTCGACCTCAGCCGGGGCGTTTGCATCTGTCATGTCCTGCGCCCTCGGCAGCATTGCCTTTGCAGTCGCTTCGTCCTCGCCGTACCATTTTGCGCGGTATTCCCAGTGGTTCAGAATTCCATCAGCGAGGTCAAGCCGGTCGTTTGCCCGCTCTTGTTCCTTCTTCTCAGCGTCGTCAAGGATGGAATCGCCCCAACTGTAATCGGCGTTGTACGTCCCGGCAGGCGTGAGGTTATAGAGTGTTGCGTATGTATCGAGCGCATAGAGCAGGCTGTCAAACGTGTGCTCAAGCGCCGTCTGGATGCTGTCGATCAGCACATATTTGCGCTGCTTGCTGTTGCGGATCTCCGTCGCCGTCTTCTCGATGGTCTGCGGGTCGGAAATATCTCCATAAGCCAATCCGACGTTGAACTCGATACGGCGGAGCGTATTCTGGAAACCTCGGTAGATTGCTTCGTCGCGGATCTGCGGCTCGATGTACTGAAAGAATTCGCCGCTAGGGGAGAACGGCCCCAGTTCAAACATACGCTTGTTGAACATATCCGCAGTCGAGCTCGTGCCATCCATCAGGACTTTGCGCTCGCTGGAGCGATATTCCCAGCGCAGGCGCTCCCACTGCTCATCGGCCTGCTTGATCAGCTGCACAGTAGCCGCGTCTCCGTAGACGGACATTCCGCAGGGGCTGTTTGCGTCCGTTGTGTTGGCCGCAGGCGGGCGGAAGTACGCGAAGAGCGGCCCGCTCATATTCTGGATCGTGATCTCCGGCTGAATGTCCGCCCATTCCGGGACGGCATTCAGGGGTGCTTCCGCGCCGACCGTGCCGGAGGTGTCGCTGTAATATGCTTTATTGCGGATCGTATAGGTCGTGCCGTCCAGCTCGTGCGATTCGAGGCGGATATAATACTTCCCGCCCACTTTCGCGGGCTTGTCCCGGAAGACGCCTCCGATGCAGCGCCCGGCAGGATCAAATTTCGTCGGCTGGAACGCCGTCGCGCCGGTCACGTCGACCAGCAGCTGCTCACCGTAGATATACGGCTTAAATGCCACGCCGCCGAGCGCAAGCCCCAGTTCTAAGGCGCTGTGAAAATTCTCTTCCGCCCGCTCAAAGCAGTCTTTCAGATAATCCGCACGGGCGCTGCCGGTGATGTTAGCCGTCAGCTCGGCCAGCGTCGGTCGCGCGATCTCCCGGCAGATCGCCGCCGGAAGCCCGACAGCAATGACATCGCACGTCTGCCAGGGTGGATTTCCAATAAACATCGCGTACCAGAGGCTTATATTCTGCTCCATCTTCGGGCTGACTGCCGGAGATACGCCGAATTCCCGCTCGGCAACCGCCTGCGGGAAAAGCATATTCCGGAACCACCCTCGAATGTTTGTCAAAAGGCTCATTTCTTGATTTCTCTCCTCAAAACGGTCATACAGAAATAGCGAATCGCGTCCATGCAATGGTCGTTTTCTTTTATCACGCAGTCTTCTCCTTCGTCCTTGTCCCAGCTATAAAGGCCAAATTCCCGAAACGCGTTTTTGCAACTCTCATGGAATTTGATTATGCCGCTTTTGATGCAGGCCCCCGTGAAGCGAATACCGTCCAGCACGGCGTTGTTTGCTTTCCATACAGAAAACTTTCCGTGCCGCCGGATGCACTCGGCAAAGGACGCTGCCGATGGGTCGAGCACGACACGCTCAATGCGGTATCCGTCCGCGAATGCCTCTAAATCCTGATAATATTCTTCATCAGTTTTCTGCCGTCCGCTCTCGCGCCCGCTGTGGTAATATTCTTTCTCCATAACGGCCTTGCCGCCATATTCCCGCCACAATGCAAATACGGTAGGGTTCTGTGTGCCGTAGTCCGATGAGATCCAGTACTGTCCCGGCCCGCCCCGCTCTCTCGTGACGTTTCTGGCCCGATCAAACATCGGGTAAACCAGACCCTCGGCGATTCTCCAGAGGCCGAGAATATACCGGTCGTAAAAAACACCGGAATACATCGCCTTTGTCCGCTCGATCATCTGCGGTGTCAGGATCGGGTTATCTTCCAGCAGGAAGTGGATGTGCCGCGTGCCTGCTGGCGGCTGCTCGATGTATTTTTTGTACACCCAGTTCGCTGGGCTTTCCGGGTTGCAGTTCAGAAAATATTTCGGGTTCTTGAATGAAATCGCGCGGGCTGTTGCCTGCTCCACAAATGACTGCGGCATCAGTGCAACCTCGTCGAATAAAACGCCCGCGAGCGTAATGCCCTGGATGAGCATATACGAGCTTTCGTCTTTGCCGCCGAAGAGATAAAACCAGTTGACCCGCGCGCCGCAGCGGACTGTCAGGACGCGCGTAGAAACCTTGTAGGACAGCGCCAGCGCCGCTCCAAGTCCTTCGACCTCCATCAGCGGGCGGAGGATGTTCCGTTCTGCCGACTGCACGGTCTTTCCGCAGATTGCGAAATTCGTGCGGTCGTAGTTCTGCATGGCCCACGCCAGAAAGGCCAGCGTCATGATCGTTGTTTTACCGGATCGGACGGAACCGTCGCAGATCAGCGTCGTCTCGTCCGTCTTGCAGAAGTCGAATATCTCCCTCTGCTTTTGTGAAAGTTTTTTAAGGCGCATCGTTCCCGCCGCCCGTGATCGCGGAGATCAGCGCCGCAAACGCCGCCGGGTCTCCGCGCCGTTCGTCCTCCGATGCCCAGCCAAAATTGCATCCAAGGCTGAACTTTGCACCAGGCGAGCCGTCTTTGTCGTAAAGTCGTTCCTCGGCATAGGCTTCGCAGCGTGCCTTCGCGCGCGTTATCGCGTCACGATATTCCTCGCGCCCCTGATAGTCCAGCAGGACTTTGCGCCCGGACAGACCAAGCGCCAGCGCAAGCCCGGTGACAGTTGGCGGCTTCGCTCCGACAACGACCGGCTGGCCGTGCTTGTCGTAGATGGGCTGGCCGTTTTTGTCGAGGCGCGGCGTGCCCTCGCAGCTCGCAAAATAAGCTTCTATTGCCCGCTCCATCGCCTTTACGCTCTTGATCTTTCTCGGCTTTCCCATCTCCCCGCCTCCTTTGCGCCGGTTTTTGTTTATGCCAAAGCAGAGACGGGTATGCTCCGCCCCTGTGGCTTATATTTTATCATGGCTTTTTGCCGATAATCCCCCAGTCGGGGGATTTGCCGTTAATTTTTTTGGCGTCCGATCAGGCTATCTGTCGAGACGTCAAAAAAATCGGCTATTTTTACCATGGAATCAATGGACGGACAGCGTTCCCCTCGCTCGTATTTGCGGATAATGTTCCGTGAGAGGCCGCAGCATTCCCCCAGCGCTTCCGGCGACATACCGTAGTGTTCGCGAAGCTTTCGGAGCTGCGACGGAAAGCCCGGTGGGGGCGGCGTACTGCTCTTTTTGCTATGCTTTCTGCTCACGTCCTGCATTCCCCGTCCCTTTCCGGCTCGACGCCCTTGCAATCGGAGATATGGCGATACTTGGCACAGCAATTCTCGCAACGCCAGTCATGGCAGATGCAGTCTTTCCGGGTGCATACCGGCTTTCTGTCTGCGCGTGGATGCGTGGTCGGTTTCTGGTTCATGCTGATCGCTCCTTTCGTCTTAAAACGCTACTCATTTACGAGGTTTTAAGAAAGCGGCCTCGTTCCGCTTGTGCTCTGATCTTGGATCAACTACATATTTATAGTATTGATACCCGTACTTTGTCGTCCGGGCTTCGACGAGGATATAGCCTCGCGGGGCGACGGGCGGACGCTTGGGGCTGTACTCGCGCACGGCCTCGGTTGCAGGTTCCGGCTCGGGTCGGATGCAATTTCGCGTCGCCTTGTACCGGTGGCCTCCGAATTCTTTTCTCCAGTGCGCATGCAGGTAACTGGCCAGTGCTGTGTAGTCCTGGCCGTGGTCGACTTTGTTTCCCTGCTCATCTATATAATAGTTGTGCTTTCGCAGGTGCCGAACCTCGATCACGCTGCCGAGCCCCCAAAGCCCGCCGATGGCTTCTTCCGGGATCCCCTCTGTTACCAGGTGCAAATGGAAGCGATTGGTTATTTTTCCTCTTCCGTAGAAAGCAACGATTTTGGCCTCCGGATAGTGATACTGCATGCGGCGCACAAGGTTGTCGCGCACTCTGCGCATTTCCTCTGCGGTATGTACCTCGTTTTCTGTATCCAATGTAAGGGTAGAATACAGGCTTGTTGGCGAGAAATTGGCGTTCATCAGCGCAACTAGCCGATCCAGCGATTGCTTGCTGTTGAATTCATCGCGCTCTGCCTGCGTCTGGAAGCGCGGCTTTTTGGGCTTGCTGTTCTTTTTGTCCGCGCCATCGGACACGGTATACACGATCTGCGTACATACCGCCCCTGTAAATAGGCGGCGCTTGTGCCTCTTTGCCATAATTTCTCCCGCCCTATCTTATTTTCCGAGGCTTGCGACAATTTGCCGCTCGCGCTCTGATAATTCCCATATATGTGCTGCGGCTTTCTCTGCTGCGGCTTTCTCTGCTGCGGCTTTCTCTGCTGCGGCTTTCTCTGCTGCGGCTTTCTCTGCTGCGGCTTTCTCGGATAGCAGTAGGCCTCCGCCGAAAATTGCTTTCCCCATCGGGCGCTGGCTGTCCAGCTTCGCAATCTGTGTGCAGTCCTCGCGCTTAACCGCAAACTCTACACCGTAGTGCGCATATTTCTGCAGCATGGCTGCCGTCAGCACATGGTCCGGATATGTATATTTCGGCAACTCCTGTTTCGTCTGCGACTTTATCTGCCGCATCGCCCGCTCGACTGCCCTTCTGAGTGATGGGGCGCTCTGCGCGATGTTTTCTCCAAAACTTGTTACAAACGCCGTGCGAACGACTGCGCCATTTTCATATGTGATATCTGCATCGCAAACGATATGGTTCATCCTCAGCACAACTGATCGGCCGGAGAACGCCGTGAGCGATGGCGCAAAAAGAAAGAACGCAATCCCTCTGTCTATGTAGAATTCGCAGATTTTTGAAAGAATCGAAAAAGGCGGGTTGTCCAGCACGACGCAGCCGTCCGGATAGTCAAAACGCTCATAGTCCCCACCCGGGTAGAACGGCCGCACGATGCATGCCGGGTCAATCCCATACTCACTGCACGCCCAATCCCGGATCGCATCATAAACAAGCGGTGGCGTGTAGCAGTCGTCCGTTGTCTTTTTTGGTTTGAATTTCTCCGTGAACGCATCGTATTCCGGGTTGTCGTCGAATAAACATCCCTGTTCCCATTGCATGCTGTAGTCCTCCTTTGTTTTTTCTGCCCGCTCAAAGCGTGGCCGGAGATTCCGGCCATGCGTTCAGCGGATAGTGCCGTTGTCCTTGTGCCCGCACGCCATACACGTGCGCGTATCTGTTTTTTCATCCCAGTAGCAATAGCCGACAGCCCCACATTCCGGGCAGATCCCCCACGGGCCCTTTTTGCCCGCAGGATCTGGCCCCGGGCCGATTGGCAGTTTGCCGCACAGCGCATCCAGTCTGCGGCTCAGGCTGCGCGCCTTGAGGTATACCAGCACTCCCAGCGTGATCCACTCCAACGCAGCAGCAAGCTCCAAAATCTCAATGATCATTTTCTTCTCCTTCTATCCCTTCCAGTGTTGCTTGGCAGTATTGGCACCGGCGCGGCAAAACGCGCTTCACGCCGCCATTTTTCCAGACTTCGATATGTGGCTTCTCCGGCCTGCCGCAGGCCGGGCAGCGGTAGACACGGAAGATATCATCCCAGCGCCACCAATTCCCGGTGCGGCGCAGCTGCTTCTCCGCGTTTTTAAGCAGCACGGTATAGCAGTCCGGCACATCCTCCGGGAACCATCCTGCGATGGGGCCGCCGTTCAGCAGGCACTTGTCGCAGTCGTCCGCCCTGCACGCCCCTATTGCTTGCATAATCTCCGCAAAGCTCATGTCCTTTTTGCCAAGCCGCAGCGCTTCCCGGTGCTTGTCTTTCTTACTCATTCCTGTGCCGCCTCCATTTCCTTTCGCTCCCGCATAAAGCCGTGCAGAAACAGCTCCAGCAGAGCGGCGGCGCGGTTGCACAGCTTTGTGAAGTCCTTTTTGCTGATCTGGAGCTTGCCGGTCGTGACGACCTCCGTGTCCACGCTGCCGATGATCTGAATCGTCGGATTCGGCTCCAATGTCTTTGTGCCGTCGTCCTCCACCCGGTAGAGCGGCGGCGTGGAGCGCTCCATGATGATCCGTGGCGGGTAAGTCTCGCCGTGGAAACTCGCGTCCCAGAATTGGTTGTCGTAGTCCGCGACAAATTCATCCAGCTCTGACGCGAACAGTCCCATGATTCCTGCCATTTTTGTTTCTCCTTTCAGATTTCTTCGCACTCATTGGCGCGGATATTGATTCTTTTGCCGCCGGACTCGATCACATATCCTGGCGCTTTAAACATTGGGTACCGCTCCGCCCGGTATGTGTCTCCGATCCTTGGCTGGTATTCCGGCCATACCGGGACTTTGGCCGTTATGCGGATTCGGACGAGCCTGTGCGGCAGGCGCTTTTCGCCTTCCGGACTCTCGGCGCGCAGACCCTCCAGTTCCTTTTCCAGCTCCCGGCGGCGCTGCTCCAGTCTTTCTGCCTGCACTTTCCCGCGGCACTCCTTCGAGCAGCACCTTGTCTCCATCGTGATCGCGCTCGGCACTTTGTAAAATGTGGCCCCGCAGGCCTGGCAGACCAGCGCGACCTTGTTGGATTTGCCCATAGTTTCACACTCCTTCGTCTGGGGGCCGGTATTCCGGCCCCCGTAGGCAGAACGGGCTTTCACCGTCTGCGCACCGGCGCGCCGCGCTCGCTTGTCAAACGCTGCGCATTTCCGGGCGAGCCGCCCTTGACTGCCATCAGGCGGCTTATAAAAAAGGAGGCAAGCGATGCACGGGGCCTATGCGATACCCCGTGTGGGATGACGTTTTTGCGCACGTCTCACACGCTTTCCCGGCGCACGTGCTTGAGGGATTTGCCGTGCGCCGGGTGCAATGCCGGGGATGTTTCCTTCCGCAGCCGTCTCATGGCGGAGCGGCTGCGGCATAAGCCCAAGAAAATATGGTTCCCCGGCTGATTGCCTATTCCTTGGTGCTGATATCCTTGTGCAGCAGGCCGTCTTCGCTCTTTTTGAGCGGCAGCGCCCTGCGCCGCACCTGCTCATCCGGATTCCAGCCGCATTTCAGGCAGCATGCCGTCGTGCGGTTCATGCAGGCGTTCCCGCTTTTCGGCAGGCCGCACGGCATTCCCGTCCGACATTCGTTTTTTTCTTCCGGCATTTTTAAATCTCCTGTATGTCGATTCCAAATTTTGACCGCATGAATTTCCGGTTGCGCAGATACTCCTTTGTCCGCGTCGGCGTGGACTTCACATCCTCGACGACCAGCTTGCCGCCGAATTTGTACGAAAAGTCCGCCGTGTACCGTACTGCGCGGATGCGCTCGCCAGTCTCGGTGATGTAGCTCTCCTGCAAGGTGAACTGCGGTTGCAGGCGCAGATCGGAGATAATGCCAGCCCGGAGCATCACCATCAGCTCGTCATACCGCCGCGCCTCCTTCTGGCTGTCGAAGCGCAGCTCTCCGCGCTCGGCGGGCGCGCTGTGATACTTTGAGGCCTTCTTCGGTGCCGCGGCAGCCCCCGGCATCTGCTGCCGTGCATAAAGCTCCCGCATCCTCGGCGGCATGTCCGCCATGCTCTCAAACCGCAGCCCGCTCATTCGGCAGCTCCGTCCATCTTCGCCCCGCATAGTCTGCAATAATAGCTGTCGTTAGATTCTGCGTTGCCGCATTCACTACAAGTGAATACACCGTCTTCATGGTGAATCCACCGCCCATGTCGCACCTCCGCAACGTCGGCGGCGGGCACTTTTTTGATATCGCAGCAGATCCGGTCAAGCATGGCGTTTTGCGCAGGACTTCTATTCGCGCCGCGCTGTTTCTGCACGGCGCTCAATGCCTTCGCGCGGCTGATGTATTCGTCAGGCATCGTGCACCTCCACACCTGCGTTATCCAGTATATCTTCAAGCAGCATCTCGTTGTCGTCGCCTACGTATTCACCGCGTTCATCAAAATACTGGTATGTGGTATATTCCCTTGCCTCGATTCCGGCGATCCGCCGCAGTGCCTCGTTGTATTTATCGAGTCCTCTTTCCTCCGCGTCCATTATCTCCTGCAGTTGTGCGCTTGTTACGTACTTAGCCATCCTTCTTGCCCTCCATTTCCTGCAGCGCCCGCTCGGCTTCGGCGCGCGTCAAAAATATGCTCTTCCCGATTGCATTTTTATCGAAAGCCGGGCCGCATGCCGTCTCGTAGATGACCTCGCGCACCGTGTGCTCATACACCCTCACCCCGTCAGTCTCGTACACCTTGCACGGCAGCACCACCAGCCGCCCGTCCTTGTCGGCCTCGGCAAGCTCGCGGATGTGCTTGAGCAATGTAAGCTGCTCAGTCAGCGTTTTTGATTCTTTCAGCGCGTAATTGAACAGCTCTCCTAGCGCAGTTACCTCTTTTGGCGTCAGCCCCGTATCCTCGTAGGCCGCGAGTCGCTCACACACCGCTATTTCAAACGGGCAATCCTTGATTTTGCACCCTCCTCCGTAGCACGGTTCTTTAAAGCAGCGCGGATAATAGGCGTGTTTATACGATGATTCGTTCCATTCAGTCAGTCGTTCCATAGCTCTTCCTCCACATACCGCCAGCTCTGCGGCGGGCGGGTGATTGGCTTGGGTTTTACCTTTAGCGCTACCTCTACCTCATTTGGCACAGCGTAAAATTCCCGCAGCTCGCGCGGGGTGTCGTAAATCTTGAGATTGGAGATGTGCCAGCCGTACAATCCATTTGCGCCGTTTGCGTATTTTCGCATTTCCGCAGCAGACAAACATGTGTGTAAAACATCATCCTCGTCCAGCCAAAACCTGCTGTTTGAAAAAAGGTTCGTTACTCTGTTGCAGGTAAACTCTCCGATAATCTTGCCATTCCCCCGATATGCTCCGCCGCATTTAGCAGCCTTGAAAACATCCGCTATTTTATCAGGATGGAGAGACCGTTCCCTTTCCCTCAAGATCCAAAGCATATCAGCGCTCTGCGTGCAGTAGATGTAGCACTTAAACGGCGTATCCATCTTCGGGCGCGTCTTGCGCACCTCGATCGTCTTCCGCCCGTTGATGATCTTCTCACACCACTCCGGGCGAATGCTGATCAAAACAGCTATCATGCCTTGCCTCCTTCCTCTGGCGCTTCGAGCTTCATAAAACAGCCCCAAAATGTTTGGGATTTCTTCCCGCTTCGGTGCCCGAACAGCGGACGTTCTCCGATTGCTTCCCACACTTCCCCGGACGGTATTTGCGTTTCCGCCCATTTGAATATCAAAACGCCGTCCGGTTTCAGCACGCGCATACACTCACGGAAACCGTCATGCAGCATTTTCGGCCAGTCTTCTCCCAGCGCACCGTACTTTTTCCGCAGCCAAGCATTTTCTCCGACGTGTTTCAGGTGCGGAGGATCGAAAACCACAAGTGAAAATGTTTCATCTGCAAACGGCAGGTTCGTGAAATCGCATTGTATATCCGGCGCAATCACACATTGCCGTTCAGAATCATTCTTCGTGCTTTTCCAGATTCCAGTGTATGATTCGCGCCTGCTATCGCAATACACTGCGGCCGGATGTGTTTTGTTGAACCATATCGTGCGGGAACCGCACGTAACATCAAGAATTTTCTTTTCCATTGTGTTCCTCCGGCGCGCCGCGCCATTCCCAGTTGTCTGTGCTGCTCCCGATTCCGGAGCAGTTCCTGCACGCGCAATCCGGTTTCTTCGCGCAATTATCGCAGTCTTCTTGGCCGGTCGGCTTAAACCCTTCCGGGCAATCCTCAAACCTCGCACAAAACATGCAGCCAGCTTTCCGAATCTCCTTTTTCAGCGCCGCGTTCTCGGCGGTCAGGCGCTCGATCACGTTAGCAGCCGCAAACTCGATGTATTCCCGCCGATCTTGGATTTCTCCGACCTTGCAGTTTTCGCACGCGTCGTCGTGTCCAAGCCCCTTCGCGCAGCACCGCAGCGCCTTCACGATCTCTTTTTCAGTCATAGGGTTTCTTCCTCCATTCCTTCAAGAACCATCATTGTGCTGCCGTCTCGCCTCCATACCAGCGCCCCCGGCCGGGTGTCCGGCGTGCTTCTCTCGATCAGCATTTCCCGTGCAACGTCGCGTTCCAGCTCTGCTTTCGCCAGCGCCCTTTCGAGGCGGTGGATCTCGATTGACGCGGCCTGATTGTTTTCGGTCAAAAGGCTGTTGCGTTCCAGACATTTCGTAGTATTATGGGCCACGGCCCTTCGTTCTTTTTCCTTCTCGCAGTTCTGGCAGACATAGCGCGCTGCCAGTGATCTCGCCAGTTTTCCCAGGATTTTCATGTCTTGTCCCCCTTGTTTTCCGCAAGCATTCGCTCGACCGCCTCCAGCTGGAACGCATCAAGTTCGTCCCCGTGGCGCTGCACGCCTTGCTGCAATCGGGCAGCGCCCTTCGACACCGGCCCCATCACCCTGTCCACGGCTGCACGTTCCAGCGGGTTCAGCTCGTCATGGTGTCCCTGCACGCCGTAGCCGGGCTTTGCAGCGCGGCCAAGCGCCGCAGGGCGTGTGCTGGCCTCTTTCAACCAGTCAAACACGATCCCTTTGTAATTTGCGGCCATAGAGCGGGTTATCACGTCGATCATTGCAGCCTCGCCATATTCCTCTGCAGCCTTTGTGATCTGCGTGACAAGGCTTTGCAGGCCGACAGGCTTATACTCCTCCCGTCGTTCCCCTTTGTATGCCGCCCATTTCTCAACGGATTCGCGCAGTGTGGGGGGTAGGGGGGAAAGAATACTGTCCATGTCCTTGTCCTTTTCCTTTGTCCTTTTCCTTTGTCCATAGCTTTTTTTGCTTTCATCGGAAAGCATTTGCTTTTTTTGCTTTTCGTTGCTTTCGTCAAAAGCATTTGCTTTTTCGGATTCAGGCCGACCGCCCTGCTTTCCTGCCTCACTTCTGGACGCGGAGACGGCTTTTTGCGCCGCTACGGATTCGTCAATGTCCCGTCGAATCGCAGGCCAAATGAAACGTTCACTCCCGCTGAACTCTGGATCTGCTCCCGACTCGCGATAATCCATCGCGGCCAGCACCAAGCGCCCCACCTCAGCAGCACTGTACGCCTCGAAATAGCTCCTGTAACTCAGCCACAGCTTGACGTATTCCTTTTTATCTCCCATCCGTCAGCCCTCAGAACGGCAGGTCGTCGTCGCCAATCTCCATCTGCGGCATATCCGGCGCAGAGAACGGAACCGGCGTTGTGCTCGGCAGCGGCTTGAACTCCGAAGAGGCCGGTGCAGCGGCAGAAGCATTCTGCCCGTCCCGCTTGCTGTCGCCGAAATAAACGCTTTCTGCGACGATCTCTGCCGTTTTGCGCTTGTTTCCGTCCTTATCTTCCCAGTTGCGGATCTGCAAACGGCCAGACACCACGGCCATGCGGCCCTTGGAGAAATACTTGCTGACGAACTCAGCCGTGCCGCGCCATGCGACGATATCCACGAAGTCCGTTTCCTTCTCCGCGCCCTGCGCCGCGAAATCGCGGTCGCAGGCAAGCGTGAAGGATACAACAGAATTTCCGCTTTGCGTCTGCCGAAGCTCCGGGTCACGGGTCAGACGGCCCATCATAACGATTTTATTCAGCATTTGCGTTGCCCTCCATGACCTCACCTGTAGTCTGGTCAACAGGCATATTGTCTACCATTTCCGCATCTGCGACAACAGTAGGAACGCTGAACATATCGTCGCTGATCTCCGTCTTGACCGTGCTGTCCTGCGCGATCTGCCGGACAAATTCAGACTTCATCGGGGCATATTTCAGAGCCTTTTTCAGAACGGTCTTCTTTGCCATCTCTTCGAAGTTGGTCTGCCACGGGCCGGAACCGTATGCCTTGCTGTACTTCTGCGCATGGGCGCGAACATCGTCCAGCGTCATGATCTCGAAGCCGTAGCCGCCGTCCTTTGTCTTGAACATCGCCCAAACGTTCACCGGGTCGCCGCGATCTCCGTTCAGCTTCGGGATAAATTTCAGGCTGCATTCTGTGCCATACTCGGCAATCAGCGTATCGTTCGCGTGTCCGACTTGCGCCTGGATCGTCTGGATCTCGCCGGAGCGGTATGCAAGGTCGATCATGCCCTTATAGCCAAGCTGGAACTGGCATTCAAGGCGATTCTGCTTGCCGTTCCAGTACGGGATCAAATATGCCTGTCCAAGCGGCGTGTTCGGCTCCAAGCCAAGCTGCGCGGCGGTCATCATTGCGCCGAGGAAAGATTGCGGCGTACACTGCGCCAGCTTCGGATTCGTGGAAAGTGCAGAAAGCGTGATCCGCGTGAACCGCTCCGGCGTCATAACGGAGGGAAGCGCTTTCTTGATCTCGCCCTCCATCTGCTTGATATACTGCTGCATTGTCGGATTTCCGCCGCTCTGTGCCTTCATAGCCGTCTGCGCGGTTGCCTGCTGGATTTTGTTCATGATTCTTCCTCCTGTTTCATTTCTGTAATTTTGAATGGCCGGGCCTGCACCGTTTTATAGAACGGTGCCAAATCGATATCCGGGTATGCCTCTTTAAAGGCTTTGGGCTGGAACGTCTGCCGGTTTTGCTGCTTCCAAGAGACGTTGTAGCCGTTGCAGGCGGCCCGCTCTGCCGTGCCCATATCGAGCTTGATCGTGTTTTCGATCTCGCGGCTGCGCTCCGCCAGTGCAGCCGCCTGACGTTTGATCTGCATATACTCAGCCAGCAGCTGTTCGCGTCCGAACAAATCAAGCTGTTCGCCGCTGCTGTCGGCATAAATCGTGCTGATCGCGTCCGTCGTCGCCTCCGAACCGTCTGGTGCAGGCGGGGTGTCTTCCTCGACGCACCGCCAAAAAAGCTTCTCCGCCTCCATCAGCGCGGAGATTTCCGCCTCATCGCGCTCGAGCGTGTATGTAAAGAATCCGCGCCCGAATACGAGAACCGCCAAATACCAACGGTCAAGGCCAGTGACAGCCAGATAGTGCACGCACTGGCAATAATATTTCTCCGGGAAATCCACACCGTTGAACTGCCGAATGTCAAGCGTCGAGGTTGTCTTGCATTCCAGCCCTGCATTTTCGCCGGAAATTCGCCTGTCAATATCTGCGTGCGCCCACGGATACGCGGGGTTCCGAATGATGTAGTTGCAGCGCCGCACCTTTTTCCCGGACGCTTCCTCAAAACGCTTCGCAACATACTCTTCGAGATCTCTGCCGATCCGCATAGCCTCTGTGTCTTCCTTTTCCGGGAGACGCCCAGTCTTATCCATCCATACCGTGTACGGGCTTGCAAAGCGGCTCATTCCGATAACAGCCGCCGCGTCACTCCCGCCGATGGACTTTCTGCGTTCCTCCAGCCATTCTTCGCGGCTCATCTTCACAGTGGAGATTGTATCGAGCATTTACTCTACCTCCTGTTTCATCTTTCCCACCAGCCACAGCGGCGGGAACAAATAACGGTCTTCGTCCTCCAGCTCGTCCGGCTCGTACTCTGGCTCCGGAATGCTCAAGTACAGATTTTCGCCGTCATACGCCATTCCGGCTCACCTCCTGTCGGATCAGCGCTTCACAGAAGCTCTGCACCGTGGAATAGCCCAGCTTTTTCAGAAGCCTGTCCAGCTTCTTAGCCTGATCGTCCGTCAGGCGGAAGTAATACCGGTTCGTCTTCTTCCTGCGCTCAACCCGGTTCTTCGGCGCGTCCAACGCCTTGATCGCCGCGGCTGCCTCCGGAACAAGCTGCACACCGTATTTCTCCGGCGCTTCGCACTGAGAAAGCAGGCATTTGTTGAACTTCGGGTAGTCGGCCCGATGTACCGCATCGACGCAGGCTTTCGCACCGTGCCGGACGCGGGAATCCGTTAAACTTGACATAGGTTCCTTTCTGCCCTATAATAAAGGCGTCTTAAGTTTCCTTTTGGCCTCTGTCGCGTTGCCGCGCGGCAGGGGTCATTTCTTTATGCCAGACCATACAGCAGCGCTACGAGCGCGACGAAGCCGGTCACGACGCATTCATACGTCATTTCCGCCGTCCCGGCCATTGCGGCCAAGATCATCGCCGCGCCGCTCACCCAAAGGCACAGGCCCTTGACGATCCGCCGCGCCGCCTTGCGGGCCTCCAATTCCTCCCGCAGCCGCTCCCGGCGTTCCTCGGTCGTTTCCTCCGGCTCATACCCGAGCCGTTCTGCAAGATTGGTTCTCATTCTGTCAACTCCTTCCTCCATACCGGGCTGTCCTCCCGGTTCACGCAGCAGCGCATGGTTTCCTTGAATTCCTCGCCTATTCCCCGCTGGCAGAACGCGGCATAAAATATGTTCAGGATTCGCGCGGCAGCAGCGCTCAGTTCCAGTGCGCTGCCGGATAGCGCAGATACCGTTTTTTGCCGTCCATGCCGATCTCGACGTGTACCTTCCCGTTATCCATTGGTTTCCTCCTTCGTGTCCAGCATTTCCGCCCGCTCGAAGATCGTATCTGCGAGGCGTCTCTCATCTTCAGCGTCCTGCCTGTAGGTTTCAATTAGGTTGCGCATTTCTGCATCGCCCCAGCCTCCGAACCGCGCTTCGAGCCTTTCCGCCCTCCGGTGATCTTCGTATGCCGTGCAGCGGAGTGCGCACTCGATCACCTCCAGCTCAGTCGCGCTTAAGATCAATCTGTACATGGTTTCTTTACCTCCTGCATCCGCCTGACGAGCCGCGCCAGACGGGCGTTTTGTATCACGAGCTTCTGCGCGTCCATGTCCAGCCCCTTGCGCTTGAGTCCGTTAATGATCTGCGCCGCCTGGCACTCACACACCATCGCCGCCTCGATCAGATCATGCAGCTCCTGCGCATCCAGCGTCAGGGTGTAGGTCTTCACTTCCGCCATGTTGCATCCTCCTTCTGCCCACTCCTTTTTCGATTTCTGTTCGTTGCTTCGCAATTCGTTGCCGCTGCTAGGCGGTGCTGTGCTTAACCTTGCCCTTGCATTGCATTCGCTGCTGTGCCGTAGCTGCGCGTAGCCTTCGATGATTTGCCATGCTGTTGCCTGTCGTTGCGTCACATTCCGTTGCTTTGCCATGCCCCTGCGTTGCTGGGCTATTCGTTCCTTGCCTTTGCAGTTCATTGCCGTTGCGCCGCTATTCTCCGCTGAGCTACGCCGTTGCATTGCGTTGAGACACCATGCAAATCGCGGCATCGCCATTGCCCATCGTCGCCTTGCCATTCCTTGCCGTTCCTTGCCGTTGCGCATCTTCGCCGTTCGATACGAAGCAGTTCCATTGCTGCGCTCAGCTCGGCAGCGCGAAGCTAAGCCCTTGCACTTAATCCGCCAGAACCTCGTAGGTAAATCTGCCCTTGCCGGAGTTCCGCCACTGGCCGATGCCGCGCAGGCGGCCATACTCCAGCCATTCCAGCACTGCCTCTTTGTGCGCCTTTTCATCGAGCATCACGATATCTAGCTCGATGGAACTGCCCGCCGGGATTTCCTCGGAGTTCGCAAGGCTGACACGCTCGCCCTGTGCGGTCTGCGCACGAAGCGGCCTTTGGCATTCGCCGATCTCGCCGTTTACCTCAATGGGAATCATGCGCGGCTCTACAAAGATCAGGCCGTCGATGATCTTCTTATAGGCTTTCAGGGCGCTGGATTTCTTGGATTTCACGCGTGCCAGCATACCGCAGGCGTCTTTGAAGAACCCTTTAATCTGGTAATCGTACAGAATCGGCTGCCCGTCGGTACGCGGGAAAACGGTTTTGCCCTTTTCGGCAACAGCGTCCGCGCCGAGCGCTGCGATCTCATCCTTAATCGTGCTTGCGTCCGGGGCCTTGCTTGCGATAAAGTCCCGCGCAATGTTCTCGTTGCTCGGTCATGTGCCGAGAACCGGCTCCAAAAATGTTAATCTGACTTTCATTTGTTCCTCCTCATGCTCCGAGAAACCGCAAAAACGGCTCTCTCGGGATCTTCACTCTGTGCTTGCTTGTGCAGCAGACCGGGAAGCCCAGCTTTTCAGGCCGTTCCCGCGCCATTAGGCGGATCCACTGCGGATCGCAGCCGAGCACCTGCGCCGCCTCGCTTGCGAGGATTGTGGGCTTTGACATTGCCCGGATATCGTCCAGCGTCATTTTTCCTCCTTTCTCGGCTTTAATAGCTCGTCCACTGTGCAGCCGTACAGAGCTGCGATTTCGTGCAGGCGCGCTGTCTTCGGATACATCTGCCCGGTTTCCCACAGATAAACGGATGCGTCTGAAACCTTTAGCGCCTTGACTACCTGTTGAACGGTCAATCCAGCGGCAAGCCTCGCTTCCTTAAAACCCATGCCTTTACATACCTCCTGTCTGTGAATACTAAGTTTTGCTTGACAACTTAGTGAATTGTGTTATGATGAAAGTACCACCTATCATTATTAAACAATCCGATAAGCTGTCCGGGGCGGTGTTCTTTTCACGCCTCATAAGCTGAGGCATGAATCATGTGCAAGTCGTTCAGAGAAAGAATCAGGTTGTTTCTCAATCGGAATAAGCGTTACAAGTCCATAGAAGAAAACGGTCTAAATGTGCTTGTCGAAACCGAAGGCTCGAAAGCACGCACGGAGAAAAGGCGGTTTCTTATCAACATGTTTTTCACCGTCGTATCTGCCGTCGCCGCAGTCGCTGCCGCGATATTTGCCGCCCTTACTTACATCAACTCGTAACGGAAGGCAATGACCGCACGCGCAATGGAACGTACCGAACTGGTCATAGCCGCAGTCTGAACCAACAATCTGAAATCCCCATATATACTTGTCTTTCTTCACGCCATCACCTCACTTATTAGATTTGCCCCTCACAACTCTTAGTATAATTAAGGATATACTAAAAGTCAATAAAAACTTAGGATTGTTAAGGGTACTTTTTCGCTAAATTTATAAGGGGTTTTTTATGCAATTTGACGTACAGTCCGTTATAAGAAGAATAGAAATAAGGCTTGCTGAAATTGGGATGACAAAGCAAGAGTTTTACGAAAAAAGCGGAATATCGTCTGGGTCTTTCTCTCAATGGAACACGGGAAAACACGCGCCAAGTATAAAAAAAGTTCAACGTGCAGCCAGTGTAATTGGGGTAACGACAGAATATCTCTTATATGGCGTAGACCCAATGCCGGACTTTGCGGTTAAATCGCCCATAGTCGCACGAATCAACGCCCTGCTTGCTGCAAAAGGTATACCGAAACAGCAGTTTTATAAGGATTGCAGTATTACGTCTGCATCGTACTCTCTATGGAACACAGGGAAAACAAACCCTTCTATGAAAAATCTTAAAATTATCGCAGAATATCTCGGTGTATCAGTAGCAGACTTGCTGCCGGACGGGGAACTCGTTCCGCAGGAGGGCATAAAAAAAGACCCCATCCCGAAGGATGGGGAGGTGAGTCCTGCCGCGCAGGAGATATTTGACTTCTTGGATTCTGCGTCCGGCGAAGAACTCGCGGACGTGATCAAATATATCCGGTATTTGAAAAGCCAGAGGGGTTGACTATGCTTGATAAAAAAGCTTACAAACTCCTAGACCTCTTCTACAAAAAAGATCGGTTGACTTTTGACGAAATTCAGGCAGAAACACACGAAGAAGAAAGAGAAAGCAGCAGTCTGTGTGTTTCCGCTCTTTGTTCTGAGAAGTTCATTTCCACTTGGGAGTCCAGCGAATCTATTAACGATGTTGGAGACCACAAGCAATTTGGCTATGAAATCACATATGTCGGTCGCGCTTATGTAGATCAAAGGAGACGCGACGGAAGGAATTTCTGGGTTCCGTATTTAATTACGACGCTGATTGCTATTTCCAGCCTTATTGTATCGATTATCAAGCCTTAGCTGCGCTGTGTGGAATTCTTTTGTAGTTATCGCAGTTTGTCGTTAGATCGCAGCCAAGAAGTCTGCTAGACCCACATATATTAGAAATAAAGACAGCGTGTTCGCAACTTCTGCACATGATTCCCTTGCATTTTGCTAGGCCGCTGTCGTCTGCAATTTCGCGCTCACGCAAAAGCGCGTCACGTTCTCGTTCAAGGTCCGCAATTCTGCGCTTTAGCTCATTTCTTGTTGTGAACACACTTACCCTCCTTCGTTTTCCGTGGAGCAGGTGTCTGCTCTTGCGTCGTGCTCTGTCGCTGTTTCTCTTGCGCTTCTGCAACAATATCACACATGGCTTTCCGAAACGCTTCAGTCATTGCATGAATCGGAGTGAACGGTTTACTCATGCATACCCTCCTTAATCATTCTCAAAAGTTCTTCCTGTTCTTCAACCGAAAGTTCTAACACGATCCGCTTTAGCTTTGTGCGAATCCGATCTATCTGGTTGCTATCATAGCACACTTCCTGTAAATTTTCCAGCATTGAGGCCTCCTATCTCCAAACTTCCAAATTTCAACGTTTATTTTTGTGCAGGTTCGGCATTGCGGCTGTTTCGTTTTGGTGATACTATACAAGTATTACCAAAATATATGGAGGGCGATGTTGTATGCAGAAGCAGATCTATCACGTGATCTGCCCGCGGTGCGGGGAAGAGTTTGACGAAAGAGAGAAGTTCTGCCCGTACTGTCAGGCTCCAAACAGAAAAATCGTATGCAAGACGTGCGGTGCGCAGATCAACGCGAAGGTAAAGCGGTGCCCGGCTTGCGGGGCAAAAAACAAAAAGAAGCTGTCTCCGCTCGGAAAAGTGCTTGTCGCGATTCTGTGCGCTCTGTGTGTTGTCAGCTTATCAAGCATGATTTCGGTAGCTCCCTCTTCGCCGCAAAACTATGAGCCAAATAACGAACTCGAAAAGCAAACGGAGAACACAGGCACCGAGTATGTACTTGAAAGCGGAGAAGACAAGCCGAAAGAGCTTTCTCGCGAAGAATACATAGCGCAATGTGAGGATCTTTCTTATTCCGCGATTTCGAGAGATCCGGACGATTACAAGGGAAAAAAAGTTGTAATAAGTGGAACAGTCATTGAAGTTCAAGAGGGATTCCTGAACTCCGTCACGCTTCGCGTGCAAACACCTTTTGGGATCTGGTATGTAACATACTCAAGGCCAGAAGGAGAAAGCCGCATTTTGGAGAACGATCAGATAACGTGCTACGGTGAATGCAAGGGCGTGCAAACTTATATTGCTGTGCTTGGCAACCAAGTCACAATACCGTCCATGCGCATGGAGTACTATGACTAGTGCAGGACCCGCGGCTCCCGCCGTTTGTCCTGCTCCTCACCCACATCTGAGACGCAGGAAAATAGCATAGGCAGCCCCTTGATATAATCAAGGCTGAGACTATGCACATCCCGAAACAGCGCGCCGTCGACGATGATGTTTACTTTCCCGTTTTCAAAGCGAATATTGATGCTCTGCATTTGGTGTACCTCCATATTTTAGAACGTCCGTTCAAGAATTTCAATTTGGAATCTTCCACAAAGAACACCTTGCATTTTCTTCGTCCGGTAACCCTCGTAAGCGGCAATTATGGGACAGACTATTTTGTATAATGGAATGTTTAAGATCGCCCCACCGTCGCTCCACCGACGGTGGGGCTTTCTCACGCGCCTGTAACCAGCATAGCAAAAGCGGCAGAAATGTCCACCCTCAAATTGGTAAAATCATACCCATGGCGGAAGAATCAGCGAAATATGTGTGAAAATGGAGGTATATCATGTCGGCAATTCAGGAGCTTGCCCCATATATTTCTGCATATCAGGGGAACATCAAGCGGGCGAAAGAAGATCAGCATTACACCATCGACAGACTTGTCGAGGAATCCGGCGTTTCCAGGTCGGCTGTGACGAAGCTCTGCGCAGGAATACAGCAAGACCCGAAACTGTACAATTCTGCCGCGCTGTGCCGCGTTCTCGGTCTGTCGCTGGATGAGCTGTTCGGGCTTGTCCAGCCCGCAGAAAGCCCGGAAGAACTAACCGAGCAGATCCATCATGTCGAGCTTGAAAACGCCAAGCTGGAGGCAACAGCGGCCGCGCAAAGCGCACAGATAAAGTCTACACATACAATGTGTTACATCCTCGCCCTGTTTTGTATGCTGCTCTCCTTTTCTCTGATTGCCTGCCTTGTGACGGATGCGCAGAGTCGGAACGCGGGCCTCATTCGCGATGGAGATTTGTCCGTAGCTGCATGGGTTTGCATTGCCCTGATCGTAGGTTCAGCGCTGGCTTCGGCAATTACTTTCTATGCGATCCGAAAAGAACGTGGAGGAAAACATGGAGTGCATCAAGTGTAAAAAAGAAATCCCAGACGGCGCGCCCTACTGTTGCTGGTGCGGAAAAAAACAGCAAACAAAAAAGACCACAAAACGCGGGAACGGCACGGGCTCGGTATACCGGCGCAACGATAAATGGGTAGCGGAAATAACAAAGGGATACCGAGAAGAAAACGGATCTGTAAAGCGCGTTGTCGCTCGGAAATGCGGATTCCGCACAAAAAAAGAAGCGCTTGACTACCTGCCGATGTTGGCAGGGCAGAAGAAGCGCGAAAAAGCAATTACATGGCGTGAACTCTACGAAATGTGGCTCCCCACTCACAGAGCTGGGAAATCCACAATTGATTGCTACAAATCAGCCGAAAAATACTTTTATCAAGTTGAGTTCTGGAAACTGGAAGATATAGAAATAGATGATTTGCAGGAATGCATGGACGAATGCCCGAGAGGAAGAAGAACAAAAGAAAACATGAAAGCGTTAGCAGGGCTTATGTACAAGTACGCAGTTCCGCGCGGCTACGCAGAACTGAATTTAGGGCAATATCTGATTGTCAGCGGAGAGTTCGGAGCGGCGAGGGAAAGCTTTACGCAAGAACAGATTGAAAGAATACGAGACGCTGTCGGCGTGATTCCGTTCGCGGATTATATTTATGCAATGTGCTATCTCGGCTTCAGACCGTCGGAACTGCTGGCCCTGAGCGTTGACAGCTACGATGCGAATAAAAAAACGCTGACCGGTGGTGCGAAAACGGAGGCTGGAAAAAATCGTGTCGTTCCCATCAGCCCGAAGATCCAGCCCATTATTGATCGTCTTTACGCCGGAAAAGCGTCCGGCGCGTTGTTCTGCGATGAAAAAGGCAACCAATTTTCCTATGATAGATTCCGGGACGCTGTTTTCTACCCCGCACTAGACGCCGTCGGCATTGAAAACCCAATGGTAAACGGAATCCACAAATATTCGCCGCATACATGCAGGCACACATTCGCGACATTGATGAAAAAAGTTGTTGCGCCTGACAAAGATAAAATGAAATTGATCGGCCACGCAAGCCCTGAGATGCTCCGGTACTACCAAGACGTGAATCTGGAAGACTTGAAGAAAATCATAAACGCGATCTAGGATAAAAAGTGGAGTGTAACCGGGAGTGTAACCCAACGTGATTTCTCGAAATCTGGCGTGATTTTGCCTTTACGGAGAAGAAAAGAAAAATCCCTGAAACCTTTGCGGTTTCAGGGATTTTCCCGTTTTGCATTGGTCCGAGTGACTGGATTCGAACCAGCGGCCTCTTGAACCCCATTCAA